TCCTGTATGACCTTGAGGTATACCAAATCTGAATGTTCTGGCACTAGCTGTACCACCCATTGTTACTGTTGCTTCTGAAGTATATGGTAGAGTAACAGCAGATACTTCTGTAATAGTTGCAGCAGTACCGGCATCACCTTTAGGTCCTTGAGCTCCTGTGTCACCCTTGGATCCAGTTGCACCTCTAGAAGGTTTACCAGTATTAGTATCCCCTAAATACCAGTTACCATTGGAACCAATAGTTGGTGTTATACCATTCTCACCCGGATCTCCTTTATCTCCCTTAGGCCCTGATGCAGATGCTGGTATGTTAATTGTTTTAGCTGCAGATCCATCCCAAGTGCCTGTTACAGCTCCAGTGAATGTCAATGCATATGGAGTTGGTAGTTTATCAGATGACGTAACTAATTTCTTCCACGAATTCCAACCAGAATTGTTTATTGAATTTCTAAAATACAAATGTCCTGTGTCACTATGAGGTAATACTATCTGTGTAGAATAATTTCCATTATTACCAGGAATAATATCATTAGAGTTGGTTATTTGTAAGATATCTCCAAAAGAATTAGATATTGGTAAAGTTCCCAAAGAAGTATTGCTATACGTACCAAATATTGCACCTTTAATATTATCTATATTACTAGGAGAAACTAACCTAATAAAATCTCTAGTTAGTTTAAGAGTACCATCTCCTGTCAGCAACCATGTATTATCTGATCCCGTTACTTTAAAACCTTTTGCGTGTAATACTGATGAAAAATCTCTCTATGCTATAGAGTTTGATTTAGCATCTGCAGAAATTACAGGTTTACCTTCTATATTAGCCCAAGTTAAATCATCATAATAGGCCAGAGCTTTCCATTCTGCATCCGCTAATGTTCTAGTGACCCCATTGAAGTCACTTCTAACATACATTCTTACTTTCTATGAAGTACTCTATTTTAAATCTGGAATATAAAACTGAGTAACACTAGTACCACTAGTAAAACTCAAGAACTACCCACAGTCGTATGTTCCAGTTCCTAAATCATCTGCGTTAGTATATCCTATAGCTTCTATGTAACACGTATCTGCATAATTTTTACTTACATTACCAACACTTTTAGCGTATCTATTAGAGTCTTTACCATCAAGTAATTGAGCATTAAGATTAGTAACCAAATTAGTATTAGTCATAGTACCACCAGATAAACTAAGTTTACCAGATAATCCACTATTCAATTCTGTCTTAGTAGCTAACGCACTAGTATCAGGTATAGTAGGTTTATTAGTTAAATCATTATAGTTACCAGAGAATTCAATAATCTCAGACCATGCAGCATTTCTTCTACCATATTTTTTATTATCCTTTGGTGCTTCACCTACTTCTCCAGCTCCTGCTGTAATTTCAATGTTACCAGATCCAACTAAAGATTCCCCATTAACCGTCTTTATGTTAGTACCACTTATAAGTGTGTTTTGTTTCTATGAATCTAGTGCGTATATTTGACCTACTAGGTTATTCTCTACCTCTGTAGCTCTAGCAGTTTCTGCTTCTATTGATCCTATCAACTGCTAATTAGATTCTTCAAACTCTGATCTAACAGAATTAATCGCTGCAGCTACACCTATTAATTTTACTCCATTAGGACCTACAGTTAAATATGAATCTGATGTAGAGTCTATAACTACATTAAATTTGTTAGATGCAGCAAGTTGTAACCCATCTCCAGCAGTATATACATCTACTAAATCACCTATGTTTACCCTTACTATAGAATCTCCATCTTCTGCTACAAAAGTGAATACTAAACTAGTAGTATCCGCATCATATACAACTTCTTTAAGGAATCTATCTTTAGGTATACTAATTTCTCCAGCATTAACAGAATCTACCATTAATGTGTAATGCAAGCTATTCTACTAATCCTAGATCAGTTCTACTGATGCTACTTTACTATTTTGTAGATTAGTTATTAAAGTGTCTTGTGCGTCATTACGATTCTTCTCAGTAGTAATTTTATTAGTATTAGCATTTTCTGCATTAGTAGCTCTGGTAATTTCATCAGTAACCCTTTGCCCTAAAGTATTATCTGCGGCTTTGTATGCAGCCTCAACTTCATCTATTCTATCAGAAAGACCACTATCACTACCAATTGATTCTTTCAATTCTGTAATAGATTCTTTAACATAACTATCTAAGGAATATACAGAACCGATTATTTGATTCTCTGCAGTTTGTGCTCTACTTATTTCTGTATTAATAGCATCAGCATTCTTTGATTCAGCAGCTTTAGCTCTATCCGATTCATCTTTAATAGCTTTAGCATTAGTCTCTTCAGCCTATTTAGCTCTAGCTATTTCATTATTTATTTTTTCAAGATTATCTGCTTCTGCCTGTTGAGCTCTTGCTGTTTCTGCAGACACACTATTCTATATATCTCTTTCTGCTTGAGTAGCTCTAGCAATCTCTTCATCGAGTTCTGTTTTTAAGCTATTCGTACTCCGGTTAATATCAGATTGGTACTTCTATAAATCTTTGTCCCAAGTTTGATCGGTATTGACTATCTTAGGATCTGTAGTATCATTAACCAGGGTACCATATATTTTAATGTTTGCCATAATATATTTTATTCTTATCCAATTGTAAAATCAAACGTTCCAGCATTAAGCTACCCACTTGTACGATAACATTTGTATGTACCCTTGCTATCTACAGTTACTGAAATAGGATTTTCCATGGGAACTCCAAATCCAGAAGATGTCACTTTAGATATATTAAAATTAGATGGTACACATAACCACACATAATCACCTTGATTTACATTCATAGAATATGTTCCATTTGGTGAACTCTTGATAGGCTACTTAGTAAAGCCTGTTATATCTGTAGAAGTTAAACTGGTTTTTGGAGAATGACCAAAAAACATAGGGTAGTATGCACGAACCGTTGCAGTAGCTGATTTTTGTACTTCGTTACTTATTATATCTACTTTATAGATAACACTATCATTAGTAGTATCAAGATTATCTGTAATGCCATTAAGATTATCTATTGGAGTATTATGTATAACTACAGAATCTCTTTTAAGAGTTACACTCTATGGAATAAAAGGTTCATTGTTAAATAAGAATCTACCAGCCATTCTAATAGAAGTAGAAACTCCTTTTTCGATTATAGTGGGAGAAACTGAAAATCCTGAAATTACTGTAAATTGGTTATACAGTACTTCCCATACTTCTTCGTGTCTACCATCTGCGATCTATTCATCTAGAACTTTAATGTTATTTATTAGATCTTTAGAATTACTAAGATAATTAGTATCTGATAGATCCGGTAGATTTCCATCACCAGTGATACCTATAATTCTATTGATATTTGATAATTGTGTTCTGGTTGCGTAAGTGTTCTAAGCCTCTTCTTTAGTAAGATACGGAGACAAATCTATAGGGGCTTGATATTCTCCTAGCAATTCCCAATGATTATTCACATATATGTACTCTTTCCATATATTACCTTCTTCTCCGTCTTCATCTAATACCAAATATATTTTAGTAAGATCAATGCCTTCCGTAGGTAACTCAAGTACTACTTTATATAAAGTTAAGTCTACTATACAAGATATTACATTATCAGATATATTGATGCCTGCACCGGCTACTAGCTTATCTTGTTTACCTTGTTTTAATGACTCTATATCTTGATCTACAATAGCTATTTGACCCTCAATAATCTTAATCTTCCCATCTACACGTTCTTCGTATGATTCTAATTGCTATTGTACATATTTTTTAATCCTTTCTTCAAATTCTGGCAGTGTACCTTCTAATACTCGAAGAGTTTCCCAATACCCTTCCGCATTCCAAGTTTTAATACTACCTCCTAGAGGATCAGTAGCCAGATCTACCCAATACATTACTTCATCTGGATTTGGCTAAATATCTGTTGCTCTAAAGTTTACAAACCTTACCATATTTTATTAATTTTCAATAGGAATACTCCATTCTTCTGTGCTTAGTAACTCTTTTAATTGTTCTCCACTTTTCCCATCGGATACCCATACACCTACTATGGATTGTTTAATACTAGAATCTAAACTAGGCTTACCTTCTATATTACCTATTTTCCATTCTCCTAATACTATGTTACCTTCTAATGTATATTGATTTATACGAACCCAAGATTCAGAAAATTCTGTAAAATCTATATTATCTGTGTTCTTAAACTGTTTTATCTTATGTATATCTCCGTTGGCAATTATCTTTACTTCTATTGTTCCGGAATACTTGGCAGGTTCAATGGTAGCATCTTTCTATTCCACTAGCTAACCATTCAGATTTGGAAATACGTAATAAGCCTGTGGGTTAATAAATATAGGATTATATAAAATTGTTTTCATCTGTATCCGCCTCTGTGTTACTTAATAGTAATAGTAATTTCTTCTCCGTTTTCTACTGCTTCTTGCATCTTAGCATATAATGCTTTAAATGTTACAGTACTTTCCGTTACTTTACCAACTACGTTATTTTTTCCTACCAATAAACATCCATCTGTATCCGCCTCTGTGTTACCTATGTGAATTAAAATACCATTGAAACCAGGTACATCTAATAATCTAGGTAATTTTCCATTACAGAATTTATATTGTTTATATTTACTAAATTTAGGAGACACAACATCTAAAGTAACTTTATATGTACCAGTAGGTATCGCAGTCTTACCATATACTTTAATCTTCTATATATCCTCTAGCGGAGTATCTTGTGTAAGTCCTCTATCTGTATCTTCAAGAACATTGCAGAATTTAACGCCATCTATATACATATTACTTATAGTATATGTACTTCTTTTAGCTATTCTTTCTGATATTATACGCATAACTTCAATGATAATATTATACCTACTTGGATTGCTTGACCAATAACACCACCTATCATAGTAGCTATCCAGTCTAACCAATCCCATTTACCACCGTGTTGTTTATCTTTAAACTCCATACCTGTAGCCAAACCGGCTACAAATAATATAGTGAACAGAGCACCTGGTAGTATTGCGTACTTCAGGTGCTTCATTCTATTACTTTCTTTTAACCATTTAATTTGCATATCTCGTAGTTCTAGGTTGAGCATCATATACTATACTACCAAGTAAATCTGCAGCAAGATTCATTCCAAATTGTTTATCATCATTATCAATTTCATTTACTCTTACTATTACATATTGTAGCATAGTATATATTGCTTCTAACAATTCCCTATCACTGTATTCACTCAGCTTGTTGGTCATTGTTTTCAGAATTTATAATTTCATCTAACATAGGTATTACAGATTCTTGAACTATGGCTAAGAAGCCGTTAGATACTACACCTTTTATAGAAATTGCAGCATCTTTGTCAAGTTCTACTTCACCATTGTCATAAATGTCCTTAGCTAGTTCTAATCCTTCTTTACTTATAGCAGATCTATAAAGAATTTTACCTAACTCTTTTGACATATCTATATTCTCTTCATTACCCTCAATATCTCTAATAACTATATTTTTAAAATCTATTTTCATAATTTACATATTTAGTTAATAATAATACTGAACGTTAATTTGAGCAACAGGTCCTGCAATAATTACAGTCTTTACAATTTATTATGTTACACACTTTAACTAACTTTAAAGGTATATCTTTATCTATCTGTCTATTAATTCCACAAATCATAGATTCTAGCATCTATCTATCTTGAACAAATTCTACTTTAGTAAGTAGAAACTATAACTCATTAGAGCATATAGCAGATACTACGTCTCTGTTATTATATTTTACAGAGTATAATAGTTTATTATTTACGTAATTATTTAGATCATTCATAATTATATTTGTCTCTAGAAATCAGACCCATTTTCAACCATCCAAGCAGGACAATTAAATGGAACAACAGTACTACCAGACATTACATATCCAGAAGCCATATTAGTGTATTTAAGCTGTACAAATTTATTAGGAGTTAATGTTATTATACTTAAACTTAATGAACCGTTATATAGGAATTTACCTACTCCTCCAGGTAGATCACTTTGAGAATTTTTAGTTACTATCCTCAGCGCATAGTTACCGGTACCAGTGGTAGAAGTATAAAATATGTATAACGACATACCTTCATAAGCATCATTGAAAGGTAATGATATAGTATAATCAGTAGATCCAACATCATCTATTACCATTAGCTGTTTATTAGATGTAATATTAGGTCTATATACTGATGTGCTACCAATTAACTATGAGTAGTATAACTTATCATATTCCTCAGCACTTCTCATTCTTATTACACCTTTATTCATATCTACCTGTCCAGTGACAGCGTTCACCATGAAGTTAGGAATAAACACACTACTTATATAAAATTCAAACGATACGCTTAAAGATCCAGTACCAAACTGTGCTATCTCTATAGATGTAGTATAGTCTCCTCCACTGCCAGCTTCACTAGATGGTAAAGTATATTCTACTGTAGAACTAGTTATAGGCATCTGTATGTACTCTAGATTCCCATTTTTAATATATTTGTATTGCAATTGTACAGTTGCCGAAGGGTAAGTTTTTACTCCTTTCACTTTTATTTTAAACTCAGGTGTCTATTTAGTAGTACTAACTATATCTGTATTAACTCCCCACATCATAGATACAACAGCATTACGTACAGTTACTTTATATGTCTCTATTGATACTTCATCTACCCAGTTGGAATCTGAGGGCATGGTGAAATGGTTAGTGAAATTAACTGTGTTATTAGTAAAATTCTAATAATCACTAGTAGCATTTCCTCCACCATCAACTCCTTCTTGGCTAAACATGTAATCTCCATTGAATATAAATTTACCCATGCTGCCACCATCCGCAATTAATATTTTAGTGAACAAGGCTTCGTATTTATCCATTAAGATCCATGTAGCATTACTGCCATTGGTGTTCCAATCTTGTTCTGGAGTCTTTCCAATGCTAGTACCTAACCAATTACCGTTTTTGTTCATCACATAGTACTCATCGTTAAAGAATACGTATGGCGCCTTTTCATCAGTACAGGTATATGTCTTACTATCACTATAAGTACCTACTGGATATATTATCCTACCTTTATTACCATCAGCTCCTACCCACTTAGTCCATTCATAGACTTCATAATCTGTACTTTCTACAGGACTGGTCTTATTATATGCTATACCAATATATTTAGTATATCTATTAGGTGCGTCATATATGTCAGCGTCAGAAGTAGGTTCGTTATCTGAATATTTTATCCAAGTGTATAATGTTGCTCCCGGTTCTCCGTCCTACCCTGTTTCACCACTTATTCTTACAGGAGTACTCCAACCAGATTCCAATGCATCATTAGGAGTTATAACAGCCATTATCATCCATAGCGTTTCTATACTCTCATCCACAGAAGGTACTGTAGTATTCCATCCTGCCGGATTACGGACCTGCTGAGGAGTACCAGGAGAATAACCTGTAGTCACAGCTTTGAATCTAAATTCAGTATACTTACCGTCTTGAGCTACTCCATCTTTACCATTTAATGGAACTACCTCTCCCCAAACATGAACACTATTGGTTTCTCCGTATACTAAACCTATACATTGCCACCATTGTCCCGTAGAAGAATCTGGAAAGTCAACCCAACCGTCTAATCCTCCGGGTTGAGGAACTCTAAAAGTAGGTTTATCTGGTTTAGTGTTTGACTACTTATATACGTAAGTCTTCCAATTTGGAACTGTTCCAGGTTGTCCGTCTTCACCATCCTTACCATCTCTAATGACATATATAGTTTCTGTATCTACTGTCACTCTATTTCCTGATCTCTCATCGTATAAAGTAAATGTTACCTGAGCTGTAATGGAACTACTGGCTACTACACTACCTATTGAATAATTAGCTTCACCTCCATTATCTACTTTGTATGTGAATTTATATCCAGTTGGAGTAGTATTTAGAGTTTTAATAGTATCTCCTTCTATTAATTGAAGATCGCACCAAACGGAGTTTACTTCATTGCTATCATCTTTAAATCTATGAATAGCGTTTACTGAAGGTAATAAAGAATATACTTTTGCATTTTCTCCATCTGCTCCTGGTCTTATCTTATTTATAGTAAATATTACATCTCTAACATATTGAGTACCTTCATTAGAAGCTTTAACATTTACAGGAATTCTTATAACATCTCCAGTAGTAGAAGATATGCTTGTTACTGTAATTACCCCTGTTGATGCATTTGCACTAGCAGTTATTCCTTCTACGGATCCTACAGCTAAACTATCTAATACTAACTTAGTAGTGCCGTAGTACATGCTTACTGTAGTAGTTAATGGCAATCCAGAAATCACATTACCTTTAGAATCACAAGCAACAGACTACATATCATTGTCAAAGTCTGTTACTAATCCTCCTACACCATCAACTCCATCCTTACCATCACTTATTTTGAATACAGTCTCTTTATCTACTAGAGTTTCTCCACTAGTAAGTAGGAATGTTACTTTTTTATCTATAGAAGTAACAGATAAATTCTAATCTATAGTATAGTTCTCAGCTAAGTCTTCGTCTATCACGTATTTAAATTGGAATCCAGCAGGAACAGAAGTGAGCATAGTAGTAACTTTTCCTTGGGTCTTCTTAATCCCACAGCTGATAAACTTAACATCAGCTACTCCTTTTTTGTCCACATGCATAGCATCTACAGAAGGCACTAAAGAATATAATATTGCATCCTGACCATCTGCTCCTGGTTTAATTTTATTAATAGTAAGATAAGTAGTTCTTTCTATTAACTCATTGTTCCATACGCACGAAGCATCAATAGGTATACGAATATTAGTAGGAGCTGAAGGAGTTATGGTACTTACTGTTATTATACCAGTCTTTCTATCTGCTGTAGCTGTAATTCCATCTACTTGACGTACACTTAAGGAACTAAGATTCAGTTCGGTAGTACCATAATACATAGTCAATTTGGTAGTAACCGGCAATCCAGATATTACAGCCCCTAAATTATCTGTAGCTACCGATTGAACTTCATTGTCCAAGTCTAATACGATACTACCTAGTCCGTCTAAACCATCTTTACCATATTTAGCCCATAATGAAGGTCCTGTGTAAGCTCTCCATCGTCCCCCTCTAAATTTTCTTTGACATACCCATTCATACTATAGTTCTTTAGTAACTCCTTGTGGGTTATCAGTCCAACCATCTCCTGGTATATATTCAATACCTTCGAAGTCTCCAGTTTCTTGATATGCGTCTGAATTAGTATTATTTGGAGTAGGATTATCAGGATCATTATTCGTAGCAGTTCTATAGAATATATATTGAACTCCATCTCCGTCCTATCCGTTCTCTCCCCACTTAGACCATAATGCAGGGGTGCTAAATTCTCCCCATTTATTATCCTTTTTACTTCTGGTACTAACCCATTCTGCTTTTAATATAGAAGTTACTCCCCTAGGATTATCTGTCCAATTAAGAGGAATAAAATCATCTACATCTTCTCCTACAGGAGTTTCAGGAGCATCACCTACTCCTGAATCAGTTGTACGAGTATAAATAAATTCTACTGAATTACCATCAGTTCCAGCTGCACCGTCTTGCCCAGATATCTTTATAGGTTCTGACCATTCTCCTTGTATATTAGGATTAGATGTAAACACTTTATTGGACATCCATACAGGTGGAGTTAATTCCTCGTCATTACTAGACCAACCTTCTGGATATACTATAATATTAGTATCAGCATCCCATTCACCTCCTACTGGTTTTTCTGGTTTTTCTATACTAGATTTATACGCAAACACCGTGTTATAAGTATCCCCAGGTTCTCCCTATCCAGGTTCACCTTGTGGCCCTTGTTCACCGGTTATTCTTATTGGGCCCTACCATTCCTTGACTAACTCGTTGTTCTCATCTATAAGAGCATTAATCATCCACATAAACTCACCTGGAGCTAATGTAGGTGGAGTATCTTCCCAACCAACAGGGTTTCTACTAGTTTTATTTAAGGCCGGTATTATATTTATGGATACACTCTTAGAATACTTGAAATCCATATAGGTATTAGTTTTACCGTCTTCAGCTGTGCACTATACAGGATCAGACCAAGTGGCTACAGTATTTGTACTACCGTCTACTAAACCCATAGACATCCACCATTTACCTTCGGCGCTAGGACCATCAAACCAACCATCAATACCGGATACTCCAGGAGTAGGGGTAACAAAAGTAGGTTTAGATGGCTACAATTCTGCTTGCTTAAACACCCATGTATTCCAATTTGGTTTCACAGATTGCCCTGGTTTTCCATCTAATCCATCTTTACCAGGAGGTCCTTGTTCTCCTTGAGGACCTTGAAAGCCTCTTTCCCCTCTTAAACCTTGTGCACCCTGTGGACCTACAAATTTAGCCCACACGTAATCTAGTGGATTATTACTTGGTTCTTCAGCTTCTTTATTGGAAGCAATACCAATATACTGTGAGTCTTCTTCCGGTTGATCTGTCATCTAGTCTCCATATTGAGAAGGAGAATATTTAATCCAAGTAAATTTGGTATACTCATTAGTAATATTAGGCGTAGAAAGATCTATCTTGTTATTATTTACTACTGCTATTAAGCTATCCTTAATTGAATCGTAGTATATCTATCCGTCTTTATAGGTACCTGTAACATTTCCTTCTATATGTTCTGCTACGTCAATGCCCTATGGTAATATCATAGTATCATTTAATACTACGTCACCGTTTACGAACTTACCTCCTTCGAATAACAATATACTATTGTTTGGTATAGTGATAGTTTTACCTTGTAAATCAAATTCGTATTGAATTACATATATAGTATCACTACTATCAAAATCAGTTTGTAGCAGTATATTTTTGTTATTAACTATTCTTTTTCGTAGAATTTTTCTACCTAATCCACTATATTTGCTAGGATTATACTCTTTATCAGCAAATTTAAGACTAAGATCATCATCTACTTTTATATCCTCACCATCAGCATATACTACACTTATAGGTTGCCAATATGATTCGTTAGTCAAACTTATATTACTTGGTACTTCTTTTATAGATATGAAAGACCTATATTGTTCGTCATAGACTAAACATAATCTATCATATTCTTTAGAAGAATCGTGCTTACCGTCACAAGTAAGAGTAACTTTACCTAATAATTTTGTGTATTTCATTCTAAAAAATTAATTTTGTATCTGGTTTAATAAAGTCTTTAACATCTGGTTCATCAAAAGTAATCTAGTTATCTTTTGGATCAACTTCTACATTAGGATAACTAGCATAATCTGATATTACTACGATGTTACCCTAGAAGTCTAGAGCAACATATAAGAACTATTTTAATTCATTACATGTGCACATAATATTTTTATAATTTACATACTCCGTTAATACATTTATTACAAGGAGTGCTAGCTACATTACTGTCTATATTAACGTCTAATAACTTACTTAATTCTAAGTAAAACTGCAAAGCCTCTTTATTATGAGAAGTAGCAATAGCCTATTCTAGAAGCTGTCTTTTAAAGACTATTAACATTATAGTTTGCATTTGTCTATCATCTAAACAGGTGCTACAATAATTGTGTAATGCTCTTATTTCAGCATTATAAAGTATGTTAGGATTATAGTACACTCCATCTGCATAATCATTTGCATATTTCTCTGTAGTACAAAACATTTTAATGTACTTAATATTAGTATCAAACTTAGATATAATATCTGATGCAGCAGATATCTCATACGCATACTGTGTAGTTACTTCCTTCTCTTCTCCATCTCTTACGATTTCTTTCAGAGTGAACTCACAATTAGTGTAATTCAATACATAATCATGATTATCTGGACTATCACAGTAAATATTAGCGATATTTAAACATTCGTCAATATATAGAACTATGTCATTAGTATTTACTATAGATATAGTGCTATATACTTCAAAAGTCATAGTATCGTTTTTAAAGTTTACATTAACTATTTTATTCATAATCATAAAATAAAAAAAGTGGAGTGGGAAGGAATAATCCAACCCGCCCCACTTTCGTTTAGTAAAATGTTAATTATTAGGCAGCGATGAAGTTTTCGATACCTTTTGCTACAATAGAAGTAGCAAAACCAGTTGAATGCTTAACATACAGTTCAGTAGTAAGCGGAGTGGTTTTGATGTATTGATTATCGTTACTCAAATACTTATTATCGTTTTCTACAGTAATGTAATCGTAAGTAGCATCTTGCTCTACCATTCTATCTTGTACTACTTCAGGATAAGCCCCAGTAAACACATGACCTTGGTAACCCATATAGCGTACCTCAGCATCACGTACTTGTTTCCAGTAACCTTTACCAGGATTACCAGGAGTTTTAACAATCTTAGCACCAGGAATAGCATCAGGCTGATTACTCAAAATAGCACCAGGAATAGTAACGTACAGACTAGCTTCCATATCTACTACAGAGTATTCATTCAATGAATATACACCGTTATTGTCATCTTTTTCCATTGCAGTTAAAGTAATAACTGCAGCAGATGCAGACGCATTAACTCTACGGTTAGCATGTTTGTTAATCTTTTCAACGATAGCGGTAGCTAAGTCAGCAGCAGTAGTGTTAGCAGCAAATACTTCGTATGTGTGCGTAAACTGACCCGGAGCTTCATACATGTCTTTATATACTATTCTCAGTACATATCTGTGACCTGCAATGATAGTAGCATCGGTAAGAGTAATAACGATTTTGTCCTAAACCGGAGCTACATATTCTCCAATAACTGCACTTGGATTAGAATTCTTCTGAATTTCATTACCAAATTTAATATTGGCTTTATCAGCTACACTACCGTTAGGCATAGTAACTTTTACTTTATTCTGAGCTACACCTATATATAAAGAAGTAGCCTTAGCTGCGTCAGCAGCTGTTTTGATAATAGCTCTATTCTGGTCAAACAGAGCAACATCACCTGCAGAAAGTGCATCAGCAGTAGTATAAGCTGATGGAAGAGTTTTACCGATTAAAACGGTATTTACGTGTTGAATCATTTTAAAATTTATTTTTAGTTTAACATAAATGCGCGCTCATGTAAACTTAGTTCATGTTCTACTTTCCTTATTTCAGATTTCCACGTTCATGAACGCATTATTGTTCATCAGATTTCTCTGATCTTTGTGTTGAAGCAGCTTGTGCTATATACATATTTACAGCCGCATCTACAATTTCCTAATGAGTATGTTCAGGTAATTCTGTGTACTCTTTGGTTAAATTCTAACCTATATTTTTTGCAGACCTTAGAAAAGTGAGGGTATATTTGTGAATAGCATAATTACCGTCAGTATACAATACAATATTGTTTTCTGTTTGCAATCTAACTGGTCTGGCCTAATTATGATGTAAGTGATATTCCGAAAGACTGTTTTCCAGTATTCGATCTACCGTTTCAATAGTGGCTTCAATGACATCTCTAGTTTTAGTTACTAAGTTAGGACATTTATTGTCAAGTATTTTAATCTAAACTTCTTCTCCTAAACTGAATAAATAGTTATTGGGATATTGTACTATCCATTTGTTATCCTGTACTTTAAAGTCTAAAGAATTATACGTATTTGTCTATACTAATGTACGTAACTTATCAGATAATTCTTGATTCTATTGGAATACTCTATATACCTGTTTTACGTATTCATCTTTAGCTTTATTGAGGTAGAAAAATATAGTATCTGAAGGTAACTTTATCTTTAAGTTATAACCAGGAACTATAGTACTCAACTACCTTTCAAATGCTATTTGCAATTCTCTTTCTGTCATAATTATTCAGATAATTGGTTTAACTATAATTTACTAGAGGTTCTTTGAGATTCAATATTTTCTAATGCTAACACTACAGCTCTATTTATTACTTCTGACATTACATCATCCGGTAAATCTAATTCACCGTCTAGATTAGTATAGTCAAATTGAGTAGGTTTCTTTATGTAAGTAATATTTACTGCATATTTATTGTTAGAGGGAGCATAAGCTGTCTGCTGCATTAATATTGGATCAACGTACAGTAACATTTTATTATCTTCCAATACTACTACTGGTACTTCTACCCAAGGTATATTATTATAAGTCTGTTTGAATAACAGTGCAGTATTATGATCAACAATCATGCAGTTGGCAAAATTATTGCCATACTTTAGCGTTACCGCCCATATCGTTACTCTATTTCCATCAGCATGTACATTATCTAATACAAATTCATTATATACATTCTTCTGCATTATTATATTTTCATCTGTACGTATGAGCTTATCTAATTCAGATATTCTCTACAATGATCCTTCAAAACCTAACTTTAGTATATTGTTACCACTTATTTTGTTGCTTATTACATCATCCTAAGCCTAGTTAAGAAATAAATCTATCTCCTAAGGTAGGAATGCAGGAGCTCCCCCAAAGGCAACTCCCTAAGCATTCTTATCTAGGATAACTTTAAACTAAATATGTGCAGTACGGTTATTCATTATTTAGACTTAATTTCATTTAAGATTGCCATCTTAATATCATTATTCTTCTTATCTTTCAAATAAGCTATTACATCTTCCAAACCGTTACCAATCAGATCTGTACCAAAGTAATATTGAGCCCTATTCTTTCTAATGATATTCTTTGCAATAGCTTCTTCAATTACAAAGTTTATTTCTTTGTTTGGGTTTTCTACCCATTTAAGTATGTAAGATCTAGGATCTTTTTCAATCTGTTCTGTCAATTTAGCTTCAATAAGCTCATTAGACATGTTTTCAGTTCTAATTCCATAAAGTCTTAAACACTTACGCATGTCTTCAATGGACATCTTATCCATTTCTCTATATGCTTCACGTTTGATCTTATTGATCTTATTAGCTTCTTCAGCTTCACTGTTCTTGTTAATAATAACATAATCAGTAGCAGGTGTTATTTTATTCAACCCATTTGCCACTCTCTTATGCCCTTTAAGGAACAGATATTTTAGTTCATCTTCAGGTTTATCAGTATCAAGTAATACATCTTTTTTGCCGATTTTAATGGCAAAAGTATCCCAATAGTTACTATTAGGTGCTAAATGACCTTCTGCAAAACCTAATTCTTTTTCTAATCTAGCTGCATCTTCTGCAGTTAAACCAGTATATAAATTACCGGATCTAGTCCAATACGAGCTTACATAATCATAACATGTAGGCCATTTTGTAATCCCTGTCCAAGGATTTGATTTAATTATTCTAACGATTATTTCCATAATATTAATATTAGATTATCAAGTTAGTATTTATCTGTCTTTTCTATTTTCCATAGAAATTTAATTCTATGATCTTTCAAATTCTTAGGAGGATTCTTTAGCTGCTTTCTAATGGTGTCTCTATTTAAATTCAGTGCTTTGCACGCTTCTATTATAGAATCATATTCAGCAATAAATTCTCCTTGTTTACTATACTGATATACTTTTTGTTTACATTGCTCTTGTAGTTTAGATAGATGCTCTCTTTGTTTATCTGAACATTTTCCTTTTCTAGATTCAGACATCTTTGCTTTAGTTTCTTCAGATAACTTACGACCTAATGCTTTTTGTCTTATCTTATCTTTGGTTTCCTCAGATAATTTTTTACCAAAAGTTCCATCTCCACCTTCTGTAAGGTTATAACCAATAGTTCTATCTGTAGAATTGTACTGTTTTATCCAGTATTTTTCTTTTTCTTTTAATTCATCATATGTATCTGCAAAATCTATTATTTCTAATGTGAAATTTTCTTCACCATATTTTGCCATTGAACGATGAATGGGAGAAGGTTCTCCGATGCGAGATTCATACCAATGATGGCGATATCTCGCACCAGAACCTTGATTGGTTATACCAATATAAACTTTATTAGTTACCTTATTGGTTATTTTATATACTTCGTTACTTTTCATATAATAATATTTTTTATATTAGTAACGATATATTATTAATAAGGTTTCAATATTAGTTCAAGAATTTTATTAGTCTTGTGCGTCCATGATCAATTCTCCGCACGCACGGGGATCTCTAAGCATAATACCCATTTCTCCCAAGAAGAATACAGTATAACCATCCTTACCATTAGATCTCAGAGTATTCTTAGAGTTTGCATAACCAGACGGAGCAACTGCACCACCAGTATACCAAGTAACAAACTCGCGATCTTTACGAACTACTTTTACGATGTTAGCTTCACCATCACGTCTACCAAGATCTAAGAATGTCATACGATATGATTCTAGAGGTTTCAACGTAACAGGATGTAATTGACGATTATAAGTAACATCATCATACAACGGGAAGTACTTCAGAGTCAATTCAATACCATTAGTCATTTTGTAAGTCTTAAACTGACCACCAAAAGTAAGATTATCGCCAGAACCTGTAACAAATACTGTGTCAATAAGATTCATGTTAACCATCTTTTCTTTCAGAATTCTATCAAATTCTCTCATACCCATCTCACCGGTCAATGCAACAAACTTACGTTCATTAGTACCAAGTACATTATATGACAGATCAAATAAGAAGTCTTCTAACAATTCTGCAGTAAGTCTAGTATAGTAACGTTTGTTAGACGGAGCAATCTGTTCCAACAAACCAGCACCCATAAATACAGGACGCCCGTTAGTACCTTTCAGATTACAAGTACCATCTTTGTTTACATTGTTCTTCATGTAAACCAACATTCTTTCACATCTCTTATACCACTCTCTCATAGCAACCCATTCTTGGTAGTCTGCCCACAGATAAGATTTCTTACCTGTCTTAGGATCCTGCAATGCAATAGCCATTACTGTAGAATAAGCTGAACCAGTAATATCATAATTGATACGAATTGTAGTTAAATAATTACGCATCTTAAATGCAGTATTATAGTTCAGGATATCACCTTCTTCACTATATTCTTCTACAGCAGAAGCTAGACGTGACACTTGGCAACCAGGTTTCAGGTATTCAGCAGGAATATAAGAAGTAGGCTGGCCGTCTGCAATATAACAGGTATAAACCCACAGATTACCATCTTGGTAAGGAGCACCTGCAACGCGTACTTGGAAGTCTTTGTTGTCAAATTCCAATACAGCAGTAGGTCCGAACCAATTATCTTCCAGCCACAACATGATTGGAGTATTACCCAAACCAGCTGTAGTTGTATCTGTGATAGCCGCGCCATTCCATTTAGCATCTCTAATTGTTACTGCTCTATCAGCATCAATCATTACATTCCACTCCCAACTAGGCTGATCAATGGTCATCACATTACCAAGACCACCAGTGAGCATATCCAAAGAAGTGTTGTAACCATTATCTTTAGTACCAAATACATAAGACAATACGGTAGCAACCTGATACGGATTCTATTGTGAAGCTGCTGAAATTTTAGCAGTATCAATCAGATCACTGAACCACTTGCCTTTGTACAAAACCAAATTGTTTAATATATTGTTATCCATATATTTTAGTTATTATTTTTAAATTTCCAAATAAAATTTTTTACTGTTTTATATCGTCCACTACATGCTCTAAGAATGTCTCTAGCATAAAACTATTTTAATCCTAAAGAGTATGCCGCTTCAGTAGCACTATCGTGTTCTCTTATGAATACTCCGTCAAGTGTAAATTGTAATACTGGAATACGTCTACTTAAAGTTTTCCTATATTTTCCAGTGCCATAATTAACATTATACTTAGCATCACACCATTCTAGATTATCTACACAGTTATTTAATTTGTCTTCATCTTTATGATTAACCTAATCATAATTATTTGGATTATTTAAAAACATCTATGCAACCAATCTGTGTATTCTATAACTTCTTTTTACTTTATCTTTATATAAGACTACAAAGTAATAACCTCCTCCTTCTATAGCTGGAACTAAAATTTTTTCTTTATACGTTACCTACCTACCATTTGGAAATCTTCTAGAAGGTGAATGAAACACAGTATGCTATAGAGACTTTACTCTACCAAGACTACTAATCTAGTAATCAGGATATCCTGGAATATCTTTCCAGACTTCTTTCTCTTTCATGAACTAATTTAATTAGTTATTATTAATCTACACGTAATTGTCGTGCAAAGGAACTCCATAAAGTAGTATCTTCATTAGAGATTTCCTGTTTTTTAGTCTTCCTACTTACTCCTGTTTTACTTAAACTGTTTTTGAATCTACTAATAGCATTATTAGAACCTTCACTTTTAGCAGCTTTTAACAACGTGTCTCCCTTCATAGTAAAGTAAGCAGACTCAAGTAAGTTCTTTACGCTCTTAGACCAATCTTTTTGAAATCTGGTCATACCGTCAGCGTCAGGTTTAAATATATACTCTAGTAATACCTTTTTATCTTTTTCAGGTATCTTAATACCGCGTATATTATCCATGCCTTTTATTTCGTTGACAACGTTCTAAAAGTATTCCTGTTGACGCTTCTGAGCCGCCTTAGCTTGGTTTTCTTGATCTTTCAATAGCTGTTGTTTCTTCTGTTCTCTTATCTCTTTCAAGGCTTCCAAGGCATCTTCAGCTTCATCCTCAAGTAAACCTGCATCCTCGTACTTAGTTAACTTTTTCTCTATTTGTTTGCTATTAAAACCTTTTTCCTTTAAGAATTCTTTCAATACAAGTTTTTGATTTGTTTCATCTTCTTCAATACTAATTTCTTCAAGATCAAGTTCGCCATCAATTTCGAAATAGTCTCTTAAATTACCACCATTCTTAACAAAATTATCCAGTGCCTCTACTTCTTCACTAGCATATTGAGGTACTGAATTCTCTTCAATTACTGATTGAAAATAGTCAACGAGCTCCTCAGGAGTAGAAGGAACTTCCTCTTCTTCATCGAGATCCCAGCCCATTTTTTCTGCCATTACTCCAAAGAATGCACTTACTGCATTAGTGTCATCATCAGTTTCTTCAGTCTTTGTACTTCCTTCGTCTTCTCTAGTTGAATAATCATCTTCTTCAACTTCTTTATCCTTCCCGGTTTTCTTTTTAACAGGCGTGTCCTACTCTTCATCCTCTTTAGTCGAATTATCATCTTTCTTGTCCTTTTTAGGATTACGCAATCCTTCTAGTTCTTCGTCAGTTAACTCTTCTGTTACAGCATCTTCATCTACCTTAGTATTATCTACCTCAATATCTTCGCCAGGTTGCTTGATTTCTGTTTTAGTAAATACATTAGCTCCTGGCATGAAATCTTCAAATATTTCAAAACCGTTTAATGTTTCTTTTTCCATAATTATATATAATTAGATTTATTTTTTCTTTCTTCCTTTGTGTTTCCATTTCTTAGCATTCTAAGCAAAGATAGCTCTCTTACGAGTCAATGGGTTCTTACTATGTGTAAGTTCTTCCGTACTTTTACCGGTACGTTTCTTTAAGGCATTAAACTTACCTCTATTCTTTTTCTTGATATGTATGCCACCATCCTTATACTTAGGAATTGGATATTCTGGCATTATCAGCGCCATGTCTTTTTGATATGAATTATCCATTATACTATAGTGTTATTATCATTATTATTTACTATAGGAATCATCTAAAAGTCCTTATTGAATAACTTAGGGCTTCTATAAAGATTGAAGATTGCTTTAATGTTGTTAAAGCTTTCTCTAGGAGCATCAATTATCTCCTTCTTCAAATTCTTATAGCTACCTGTGTAGTTTCCTCTATTTAGCTTACCTTTCTGATCTAAGTAATTCCTAAACTGATTCATGTAACTCTTGATTTCAGTGCCCTGCAATATATTATTATACATATCTCTGGTCATATTAGGATACATAGTTTTAGCCTAATTGAATGGGACAAATTTGCTCTTATCTCCAAGTTTTCTTAAGAACTCATTATTCATACCAGTTGCACCATCTACCAAGTGACCCATTTCATGAAGCACTACACTATTAGGAATATCTTCTGGTACTTTGATCATGTCTCTATTGAAATATATTGTATTTCCTTCTGAAGGAGTAACTTGTGCTCCAATAGTAGGTCTTTCCATCTTCTTATATTTCGGTTCTGGAAGTTGGAAATACTCATCAATATCAACATATTTCTCTAACATACTATCATACACCTTCAGATAATCTGTACCATACTGATGATCCACAGCTTTTGCTCTTTCTCTAGCGTATGGTTCCTGCATTAAATCGTATGTTCTATTGCGTTGATCATTTATCTCTTCAACCAGACTTAATGGCATGTCTGAATAACTTTTCTGCTCATGTAGAGCCTTATCTATAACATTCTATTTATAGTTAGGATCCACTTTAGGAATATAAGTACTCTTAGGTTTACTAATTTTCTTAGAAGATTTAACAGCAACTCCCCCAAATCTAGGCATAAAAGGAACTAGACCTAAAGCGGCTAATCCTGCATTTCCCCAATCTTTATTTCTTAAAGCTTCGTAAGTATCATATATAGATATGGCATCACCAATAGGAGTTACATTTGCAGCATCTTCAATATCTACCATCGGTTTCAAACCTCTAATGAACGGTTTACCAGTAAATCTATCAATCTCATCACTGCTATTGTCATAATAATCAGCCAACTGATCTTCCGTATACTTACGACCGTATCTATCTTTATATAATTTACCTTTATACAGTTGAGGCTATTCAGGAATTATTGGTTTATTATTGGGTGGTATTTCACCACCATCTGCGTACTTATAGATAGGATTCTCATTACCTTCCCATGTAGTAGTATACATAGTGCCGTTTTTAATCTATGGATAATAACCTAATTTGGCATCTTCTTGTAATCCTATCAGAAATGTAGGATGCCATGGCTTCTTAAGTATTTCTCCAGTTTCACTATCTCTAGTAGGTAGGTGATAAGACTTATCATCTTCATTCCATTCCGGTTCATATCCAAGCTCATAAGCTCTACGTAGATTATAATTACTCTCGTCCTATAAATTACTTGGTAATGAATTTTTCCAATCAAGGTAAGTTTTACCGGGATTCTACTCCCGGTACTACTTTAACTATTGCATTCTCTATTTAAATGCTTGTCTATCCATAACCTTATTTCTTTACAGGTTTCTTTCCGCCTTTCTTGCATCCCATAATTAATCCTCCTTATAACTTTTAATTTTACAATATTTCAACCAAGAGTAATGTTTCCTAGTCTCAGGGTAAGTGTAGTTATTTTCATTATTGTAAGCTTCCTCTTCAAAGCTAACATCATGATATATAACGTTCTGTTTACTGAATAACCTAAATAATTTAATTATACAATATTCTGTTCCATACCATATATAATATGGCAACCATAACATTTCTTGCATCTATTTTAAATGAATTTTTTCATGGTTATAGCTCTTAGCATTTATCTTAGAAGCATTCCTAGTAAATATTAAACCAAATAGGTTTATATATTTATAACCCTTAAAAGGTATCCATTTATTCTGTATCACTCTCATATTACTTCTCTCCTGTTACTTTATTCTTCAACGCTGTTTTAGCTTTCAACTTCTCACGTTCCATTGCAGCATCGTCTTTCATCTTCTATAGTTCTTTTTGAGATTCTAATTTTTGTTTTTCTAGAGCTACTTTCTTCTCCTCTATCTCTCTCTTCAACTATTGTTCTCTTACCTTATTGTTGAATTCAAATTGTTTAGAAGCTTCATCAGAGGCTTGTTTTCTTTCAGCTAAAGCTTGAGCTGCAATCTCCATAGTATCTGGTATTCCATTATCATTCTGATCTTGGTCTTCCAATCCTCTATAAGCATTTAGTTGTGCTACAGTAATCTTAGTTGCATTGTTAGAATCAATTTCATATTTCTTAAGATCCATTTCAGCTTCTTTAAGCATAAGTTCTTCTTCTTTAACCTCATTCTGCATCTGCAACATCTATTGTTCACGTTCGGCTTGTTGTTGTTCCATAGCTTGTTGTTGTTCCATTCTCTTCTATTCAATTTCTTCAAGCTTATTTTTAATCATTGTTACATTATCCATAGTAATGATTTCAGTGATATCTAATAAGCTAGCTCCATTTTGCATAGCTGGTTGCATGAGGTTCTTAAGTGCGTCTATTTGTTGTTGATTTTTAGTAGTATCTTCAACAAATACGTCATAATCCTCATAGAAGAAGCTGTCTGACAATGTTATAAAGGCCCTGGTGGCATCATCTAATATGTACTATAGATTTGTCTTATTATCTTTCCAAGCCCACTTAGAAGTGTTTAAAAGCATACTAATGGCTTCTCTCTTTACTTGATTATGAGTCCAGAACCATGGTTCAGTAATATGAGCAGACTATACTACAGATCTTTCTACGTTGCCTACTAATTCATTAGAGGATATACTACCTTCCCTTTGCTTACTTACTCCAGATATTTCAGATAACATAGATTCTATCTTATCCATTAACATAATATACTGATTAATAGTATTAGCCATAGTAAGATCCAACGCTGTAATCTGATTAAATTGAGCAGGCTTACCACCTTCCCTACCCGGTATGTCCCAACCTTCTTCATATGGGTTGATAAAATTAACCCCTAGAGCTGACAAATAATGCATCCATTTGGATACATCTATATTCATAGACTTTGGTATCTGAGTAATATCCATATTCACTACTTTGCCTTTATCTCTAGCCATCGCTAATTCTAGACGGTACCATAGTACAATATACATATACTGTAATGGTTTCATCATGCTTACTAAAGATCTAGGTTTACTATTAGTATTATTGTATATCACTCCAGTATATGGTAATCTCTAAGCATTGGGATTATCGGCTGATATAAATTGATATTCTATAGGACCCATCCCGAAGTATAGATCTTCTCCAGCTCTATATCCTTCATATGTCTCTATAATCCATTTCCATTCTACATTTAACTCCATACCAGTAACGTTGTAAGTCTCATCTACTACATATTCTATAGGCTCTCCAGTTTCTGGATCAGTTATAGTAACGAAACCTATTTTCTTAAAACCTTGCCAACATGTATGCCATACGCTTATGTTACTCCCGTCCTCAAAAGGATTAGTACTAAAACCATTAATGGTGTGGGTTTTAATATGAGGATAATCTAACGAAGTTTTACGTACCTCAGGATTAACTCCTCCTTTTGCTGAGTCACTCATGAGATCTAGAAGCTCGTTTAATTGTTTTTCAGACAATTTATCATAATATCTATCGTATATGTCAGTAACAGATAGTTTCATTTCATAAACACACCACTGTGCATCATGAATAAATTCTAGATCTGATGTTTCAGTATCATAATCAAAATACAGAGGATTGATTCGTTCTAAACAAGGTTCCCCATTTAATATACCTACATAATAGATTTCTTCTCCTCCTATTAAGGCATCTTTCCAACCTTTGAAGAACTCATGAGTAATATTTAACTTATTCTTTAAATAATTTAGACTATGGTATGCAGTTATTTCGGCAATATCCTTATAGTCTTTACTCGTATACTTTTGTATCTATTCTGGAGGCATAATCTCTCCAGACTCTAAAGCTTGTTGATATCTAGCTTGTTCTTCTGGCCCTAATTTACTCATAATAGTAGCCTGAATATAGTCTATCAACATTTGTTTAGCTTTATCTTGCATTTCACTAGTAGCTATTTCACTAGTACGAACTACTCTGAAATTAAATGGTCTTTTAGTCTCTTCTCCAAGTAACAGGTCTATCTTGGGTTTGATTATATTATAATCCTAAGCCATAGCTGGAAACCCGTCCTATTGTTTAAATGGATTTGTAACATACTTTAAATCTTTTTCATTGTATATACTATTATACAAATCATAGTATGTCTACATTTCTTCTTTACGAGTTCTATTGTTACCATTTCTAGAACCACCTTGACTTTTACCAATTATATAGTCTACACAACTTTTCTTCCAGTCTTCTGTCTTTTTAGACATAGGTAGTTTCTATAGTGGAAATTGATTGATATTTTTCATAGTTAAAACATATATGCTTTTATATTATCAATAGTATCGTCGTCACGATACCATTCTTGAGTAAAAATAGGGCCTTCAAATAGTACTCTATTTTTATTCTCTTTTTTCTTCTCTTTAACCTTCACATTATAGAGCTACTCTCTATAAATCATCACCTGCATCAACGCCATGACTCTATCAAAGTTTCCTGTATCATTATAGCTTATAAGCTCTTCTAATAGCGGCTCTGACAATATGTTGTGCAGGTTCTTTTTACCAGGAGCCTATTCTTCATTTAACCAGTCTTTAATCAAGCCTTCTCCCCATTGCTTGATCTATTTATTCATGTGGCAACCTTTTTTTCTTTGTACTTTGGAATTACCAACGACATCGGAAATAATATCGGGTTGGTCAGCCAGCAAATAGTCGCAATGCTTAGCAGTAAAATAAGGGAACAAGCCTTTGCGCTCATTCTCGTACATGATTCTGCCATTATAGTATACGGCTAACTTGCGTAAATTTTCATAATACTCTTCAGCTGTAGATGGTCTACCAGTATATTCAGCAACTATAATATCGTAATAGTTCTCGAAACTCTAGAAACGTTTGTATACAAAAGTAGAACCTAGTGAATTAGTACCAGACTAGTCGTGGTCATATGGATCGACTCCTAATATGTATAAGCCCTACGGAGCGTCCTTTACAGGATGTTCCCATATAACAATAGAACCGGTTGGATCATCGTCCTTCTTTAAAGGATAATGAGTTATGTCTCCATGTTTTTTAATAACCCATTTTAAAGTGCCATCTTTTTCCCAAACTAAATCACCAACCTGTTTGTGATTACTTAGACTTTTATTAGTCCTTATTCTAGCTAGTTGTTCTTGTAGTTCTTTTTTAGGGAATATATTACCATTAAATTCAAGCATTGCTTCTGCTGGAGTTATTGGTCGTTCTGCAACATATCTATCAATAGCTGTAGAATTTGTAGCATTTTCTATTACTTTTTTTCTTTCATCTAATATGTACTATAGGGCTGGTTTATATAAAGTATTTCCATCTTCGTCCATATATAAACGATTACCGCTTTTATCTCTTAAATCCATATTAGTATATTGTGGGACAAAGAATCCACACTATTTACTAGTAGCAGTTTCATCCCATATATTATCGAATCCTATACAGTTATAGCCTTCTGGATTATAGAACATGTCCTTTAGTGTTGAGAATTTGCTATCTTCATCACCACCAGTACCCCATATAAGCATAGATGCAAATGCTACACCATCTACTTCAACAGAAGGTCTTGCAATTTGCCAAGCTGCAGATAGCTCGCTCATACTACCACCTTCTTCAAATAGTATTAAGTTTGCTTTCTTACCACGAATCGAACTAGGATTATCCTTTAAAGTAACTCCAATTATTTCTGATTTATATCCTAATTCTACTACATTACCATATTCGTCTTTACTAAAAAATCCAGCACGTTTGCGCATCTATGTGTTAACCGACCTCTTCTTACCCCATGCAGTATTCTTATCTATAAAGTCCATATAGTCCCATGCCTTAGTAAGAATACCATCTTCTGTTAAGTATTGCTTATTAGCAGCATATACAAATGATTTTGAGTTAGGTACTAAATAGTAATTACGACATAACATTGCACCACCTTTATAACTAAAACCTTTTCTACGTGATTTTAGTACACACATGTGTTTTCCTTGGTCTTCTGCATCATTAAATGCAGTAAAAAAGTAGTAATCATAATCCCAAAAGTCTGGAAATGTTACTTTATTCTTTCGTTTTACAGTATAACTACCATCGCTATTAAGTATTGTTTCATTTACAATTCTTGATATAGGACAAAAGTTTAAATAAAAATAGTTATACCCGCTGATGAAATCACCATCATCAGAAGTATAACCGTCGATACATCTACGTTTTTGCTCATCCCAATATTGGAAATATTCTGTTGTTCCAATCGGATATGAACAATAATGCCCTGTAGCTATAAACTACAAGGCTGGTTCTCTAAACTTATCGCTATTTTTTATCTATTTGTTGAAATCTACCATATTATTTCTTCTTAAGTTGCGGGAGTTGGATTCGAACCAACGACCTTTAGGTTATGAGCCTAACGAGCTACCAACTGCTCCATCCCACAGTACAGCGGTTTAACCAAAACCAGGAACCGCCTACCTGCCTACTTACGATTAGGACCATCATGAGCTGTGTTTATTGTTAATTACGCAATAAGTGACTTAGGTGTTTACGTTGTATGCGCGCCATACTTCAATTAATTTATAACTCGATATCTTTTAGGGTAAGTTTTATATAAAGTATACTCTTTATGTATTATATAGTGTATTGTGCCTTTGCTTGTTATGTGATATTTAGTCATTATACTAGAATAACTAAGTCCATTTTCATAATCTTTTCTAATATTTTCTACAATCTCTTTAGAGTATTTTCTTTTTATTTGACCGCAATTAATAGAGATTAATTCTTTTGGAATATCATTCTTGTTGTCTATAATAGTTCCAATGCCTATATTATCATAAGAATTATCATATCTATCTCCGTTTAGGTGTCTTACCACAATACCTTTTTCATAAATTTTATCACCAAACTTTTGATATGCTTGTAATCTATGTATCATACAATGGATCTTTTTATTTTCATTTCTAGGTCCTATTCTAATATCAAAGTTGTAATAATCTCTTTTATGATCTTTAATTCTACCCTTAACTTGCACCCCGTTTCTGTTTAAAAGAATTCCTTCTTTTGTAACAGTGTAACCCTTAATAAGGGCTAATTCCTCTGGTTTTATCATAATAAAATAAAATTAATTGGTCCTCCCGTCCGGTTCTGCTCCAGATCCTCAACTTTTAGAGAGTTGTGTGCTAAGCATCTCATACACTACAGGAGAATATTAAGAGGGAGAGGAAAGACTCGAACTTTCAAACCCAAGAGCTTTGTTAACGACGACTTTAGGGCGCTTCCGTCAATCTACTGCCGTATACCATTCCGCCACTCTCCCGTGCCAGGGAATATTTAATGTCTGTCCCTGTCAGACTTTTAAATATCAAAACCAAGAGAACAGTCTCTTATACCAAGGTTTTCTTTGACCAAGTTTATGTAAAACTGCATATGCTTCTTCCATCTGCTGCCATACTTCTTCTTGGGTTTTATTCATATCAATTACAATATTTACTTGCTTTTTCATTTTATTCAAAATTATATTATTATAAACGTATTGTTTAATTTTGGTTGTCTTTAACTGTATTATCCTGCCAACTCATAAGGATTAACCTTGGCATCTCCCTTTACTTTACCCATCGTTAATTCCTCAGCTTGAACCATAGATTTTAATGCTTCTATACTCTTAATAGTATTAGCTGTAGAACCCATTCCAGCTAGTAGATCTTTGATCTTCTTCTCATCCAAACAATCATCTAATGACTCTTCATACCACTTAGTAACTGAGTCTAATTTGTTCATTTGAGCGTCTAGCATCTTAAGTATCCTAGTATTTTGCCAATCTATGTATTCTTGTTCAGCTATCTTTTCATCTTCAGTAAGCTGATAATTTACATCGTTGAATACTTGCTCTTTTAACCTTATTTCCCTAGTAGAAGCATCCATGCTCTTCTTATATGGACTACTCCACTTGTGCATAAGTACTATATAAGTAATAACAAGCTCTTGATGAATCTTATCTTCTGAAGTATCATGTTCATATAGTCTTTTAAACGCTGGTACAAAGTATAGATCAGGATGAATTACTACTTTACCGCCTACTATATCAACAAGATTCATTTTTTTGTTTGCTTAATTTATATTGATACCATTCACCTAAATCATGAATAGCCGCAGGATCTGATATTACCACTACTTTTACTTCATCCTTGTCATTATAATATCTGACACATGTTAGAATAAACTCTCCTGCTTTAACATCAATTACTTCATTAGTAGTAATAACTTGACCATCTGAATCTGCTCTGTATATATTACAGTCTACATTAGTAAGTTTTGGAGTAATAGCATTATTATCCGTATTAAAACTTATTGCCTCTCCATAATTATTCACTAGTATCTTTTCCATTATGCTGCTGCTTTAGGTTCACAATTGCAACAACTTTTATCATTCATTGCTACTTTTCTTTCTTTTCTATCAGCTTCCAGTCTCTCAATTCTTCTACGATAATAGTCCTTCAATTCTGGATTATCTATCACTATGAACTCTTTATCGTCATAGTCACCAGTAGTACTGTACATCTTAAGTAACACATCATACTGTTTTACTTCGATAGTTTTCTTATTACCGTTCTTATCAGTTATCTCTAAAATACCATCCTCTGGCATAATATAACGATAGTCAACATCACTGAAGTGACTAACAGACTCGAATTCTTCTTTCTCAAAATCTACTTTGTAGATATTAGCATTATTTACTTTTGCACAATATTTTACCATAATCAATCAATTCTATAACCTAAATACTTCTCTTTATTTAACCTCTGTATTATCGCTAACGCTCTCCTCAGTGATACATTCGGATTCGTGTAGTTTTTCAGGGTCTGATACTTCTGCACTATCTGTTGAAAGTTCTGTAATTCCTGTTCCAAGCTCTCTGGTGTTATATTTTTCTTCATATTTCTCAGTTAAACGCTTACACATTAGATCTAATTGTTCTGCTCTATCCATAGCACCAATCTCTCCTTTACCTTCTTGCACCATTAAGGTAGTAAGTTCATCAATAGTATCGTTAGTGAAGTCTTCATAAGTAATAATACCATTTTCGATAACTTTATCTACGGTTTTATATAAAGCCTTCATCCCTTTAGTAAAGTTAACTTGGTCAACATTACTCTTCTCGATGTTCCACATCGCCTTGCTTTCTTCTATTGTCATATCATTATTTATTAAGGAAGTGTTATGTTAAATTCTGTTTTGCTTTAATTATACTTTTACTAATACAACCAGCTATCCATCCTACCAAGTAAGCATAACCTTCATTACCATCCTTGAAGTCATATGTGTACATTCCTAATTCCTGATACATATAATCTGCTGCATGTACCGCCTCATGTGATATATCAGTTTGATCTATTTCGTCTAAATCAGGTATCTGAATTAATGCTCCATATTTACCATCTTCTTTATTTATTACAGAACGAGTCACCATTGCATAACCTTTTTCTTGAAAGGCTTCTCTAGCCTCATTCTCAGTAAATTCAACTTCACTATCCGTACTTAGTAATCTAAAGTATTTGTGTAAATCCTCAACTTCTACTGCTACATATAGTCTTCTCGGGTATATCTGAGGATCGTACATGTCTATTTTTGGCATCTTCTTCATATCTTTTCTTTATTTTGAATTTACCTAAGTAAGCAAACATTACTGGTTTAGGATCTAAATCTGTTATAATCTGATTAGTAAATTTAAACGGGCTATTACATATTACTTCAATAACTTGATATGGAATGTTATACTTGTTACTTAATTTAGTATATATACTCGTCTAATTTCTCATTCCATTCTACTTTCTTATAATATTTACATGTGGCTAATGTAATAGATCCTAATAATGTGTTAGGTCTTACTATATTTATTAGTGATGCTACATCTACCCAATCGCTACTATATAAAGTATCCTTAGCAAGAGTGCTTATCTTAGATTGTTCTTGTTTATTATACTTACGTATAGGTTCATATATTTCTATATCTTTCATATCATCCGAGGTAAGCAACTCTGTTCGACTAGGTACTATAGTAAACATGTTAAACGGTAGCTGTTTACCTCTAATCTTATTCCACAGTTTCTTGATATACGGATACTTCTTCCATGCTATTATTGTTCCTGCCTCAAGCAGGAATGATCTCATTTTCATCTTTATTTAATCTTAATATGATTGTAATTTGTACTCTATCACCGATTATTTCAGGTATTAATACTTTATTTACCTTCACTTCATCTTCTATTTCACCCTTTACTAGTATACCCTAACTCTTGAATTTAGCTATGTATCTACTCAAATTATCTGGAGTAATACCTAGAGTACGCTTAATGTACTTCCTATTTTCAGCGCTTATTACATTCTTACTAATGTTAGGGAGTTTAGGAGTATTAATGTCTAAGTCTATAAACGTAGCTAATAATTCTAACTCCCTATTAGTAAGGTCTAATATACCATTAAGGCTTTTTAAGAATTCTTTATACAAATCGGTTTTAGATACTTTCTTAACCAATTTATTCATTCGTCAATTCCTCTTTAATCTTATTTAATACCTTAGTAAGGTTAAAATAAACTGTTTCAGCTTCTACTTTAACACACGGTTGAACTTTACCTTCTTTATACTTCTGTGTTACTTCTTTGTAATCATCTTCGTATTGTTTAAGTAAAGAATCAATGAATTCAACAGTAGTGTTGATCTTATCATTTTCAGGTTCAGCATTAGCTGCCAGCAAACCTTCCGAACGCAGATCTTCAACAGTACGTTCGTCAATCATTGCAGATCTAAAACTATTACCCTCCTCTACATCCATAGTAAAGGCATCAATATCTTCATTCCAAGTAAGTACATCGTTTGCTTTGAAAAAGCCGAAATCTTTCTTAAATGTATATTCCATATTATTTCTTATTTTTATCACTGAGTCCCCATACGGCAAGCCATATCATGGAAAAGCAGAGACCCATTACTATTAATTTTTCCATATGCCTATAAAACGTTAGTTGTGAATAATTGTTAATAGCTTTTAACATTTGTTAACAATTAATTAATATATAAAAAGAAAGCCCGACCTAAGTCGAGCCTTCTAGTAATGTTGCAAACGAACTAATTTTTATCTTTATGAAAACTTAATTTATATTACTTAACGGCAATAATGTCATAAGGTTTCACTAATTGGGTATCTTTTACCAGATCAAAATACATTGCAAATTTTTTATTATAAGCAACTGTATCACCAACCTTAAATTTAACATCTGTTAAGTGTGAAGGGATCTGTAGTACAATACCTGTAGCCCAATCAGATTCTACTTCCTTAGTCTCAGTCTTAGTATCATACTCGTTAAATCCATTCTCATCTACTTTACCATTAGGTACTTGTTCTGTAAACTCTTTAGTAACCATGGTAGGGGGAAGAGGTTTAATTAAAACATCTTTCAACATTCCCCATCCTATTCCATTAACTACTGTTTCTAGTACTTTATCTTCCATATTCTTTTTACTTAGTTTCTAACTATAACGTATTATTTCTTATTTGGTTCTGCTTCTACTATAATATTTCCTCCGTTTGAAGTACAATATGTTACAGCTCTCTGTGGGCATTGTTTACCCATAAAGCAACAACCATCACAAGTACCTAGAGGAGAACTCTCTATATGGTATCTTTTACCTTGAATTTCTACTACTTCTCTATTCTTGATTATATCTGCTAATTCTGGATCGTATAGTGTCATACCTAATTGCGTATTAATGTTAAATAAGTAATTTCTAGCTTCTTCTACTTGTTTTCTAGTTACTTTTGTATTCATTCTGTTGTTTTACCTTTTCCGTGTTTGTCTAACCAAAGTAAAGCTATGGCATTCCATGCTACTTGTGCTAGATGTTGACAACCGGTATCTTCATCTATTTTAGTACCTTTTTCATATTCTACCAGGTGTCTAAGTAAAGCAGCTTTGTAACGTTGGTAACCATTATCTAAATTCTGCCAACTATTATCAGAGTATTTCTTAGCACCTTCAGTATATACTTTAACTATATCTTCTATCTCTTCTAACGGTAGTAGATCCCATCTTAATTTACCGTCCTTAAAGTCATTCTTTAATCCTTCTGTCATAGTATGTATTATCTAAAGTAAGGGATTATATCTGTTAAAATAAGTATTATATTACTACTTACTTAAGAGTATACTATCTGTTTATGCCCCCTTACCCCCATAATAACGCTCATATACTAGGTTTGGTTCCCTTTTCTTTAACATTTATTAACAACATTTAGGGCTATTTAACTACAGAAATTTAACACTATTTAACAAAAAAATATATAAAATTTTTTGGGGATAAAAAATTTGGGGAGAGGTTGTGCGTGTGAGAAGCTGCACCCAAATCACTCCCCGATATATGGATACGGAGGAGATACCCCCACACGTACCACGTTGGTACGGTTGTGTTTCAGGTATCTAAATATCGAAATGAAGTGCCAAATAACATCAATGCTAGAGTACGAAATTAAAGAAGGGTTCAACGATGTTGAATACTGTTTCCTGATTACGGCTAATCCAATTGATACGGAAAGTAACGCAATGAGTGAAGAGGAATTAAATCGTCTAATCATGGAAGGCGGAGATATTAGTGAAATAGCTAATAAATCTAATATATCGCCCTTTAGAACTATTTTGTTTCCAAACACTTCGCAAATTTGCGACGTTTTTCTGTCTTTATTGGACAAAAACGAAGAACGGGAAAAGAAAGGAGAAAAACCTATTTTTCCTACTATTAACCTCAATAGGTTTGAGCAAGAAACACCCGAACCGTACTTTAGACGGTACACAAAAGACGGGGACGGAGTAAAGGAAGGCGATTGGATAATAGCCCAGACAGGAGATGAAATGCTTCCGAACGATCCGTTAAAACGTAAAGTTTTCCGATCTATTTGGGTAACATCTATCTGCAAAACTGACGCAAACGGAGTCGACACGCCTACGGAAAATGTAGTTCGCAAAGCGGCTAGAGCCTATACTAACGGACTTGAAACTCAAGCAGGTAGCGGCAAAATGATTGTACCATGTGCAATGCAAATGAAATTAGAGGAAAAGAAAGCAACCGCAAATGCGCCTAAAGAAAATGACCAAACCGGCGGAGATGAATTGCTAACAAATGAGTTCGAAGGAGAACAAACTCAACCACGTCGTAGACGTCGTTAAGGATATGAGGGGGTAACCCCTCATTCCGACCATAACATTGAAAGCAATAGATTAAGATAGTCGAATTTTAATCATAATATATATCAAGTATATGAATACAACCGAAGTGAATAATCTCATCAGTTTAATGAGTAATGCTGCATTTGAAATAAGTGCAGGAATACTGATAGATATACATAGTGTAGAGTATGAAATATCTACAACATGTAACAATAAAGACATTACAGAACATTGTATTAATGTATTAAACAGCCTTATTAGAACTAAAGAAGATTTATCTTTTGAAAAATCTATAAATAATGTCTAACCAAAATAGTTGTAAGCGCATATACTTTAAACTTACAAGTCATGTATCCATAATTTGAAAACACCACACGTCTGTGAAAACCAGTGTAAGTTGTGGCGTGGGATTGAGCAAGCCCACCGAAGTGAAGAATGCTCAACATCATAGTCCTAAGCAAGACTTTAAAAGGCTTAATTTGCATTTCATTTGAAACTCCATATTGGCAGGCTAGTCCGCGCCCTAAAAGGACATCGTGGCAATATTATGTATGCGCAGATAAATACATAATTACGAGCCGAACCGAGCTCACGTCATGTACTATCTGCGTAGTTGCTTAATAAAGCATGATAAGTAATAATATTAATCAATAATTTATTATAAGATGAATAGAATTATACTCTATGTTGGCATGGTTTATAACTTTTTCTGTGCCGGGATTACTGCAAATTTAATTGCAGATAGTCACAAACTCGGAACTTTCGGTAAATATTTACTGATCTTCTCGTTAATGATATCCATCTGGTATATCATACTAATATTAATGAAAAATGCAGACAAATGTAATTAGCAGTTTAGAAAGACTGCTAACTTTAATGCAACCAATGAAGACCGTGACAAGTCGGTAGACAATGCAGAGTCAAAGTAGTTAATTATTATTTATCTTTAATTTATATGCACAGTAAATTATGATATCTAATAGTTAAATAATCCACGTGGTAGAGGCATAGTTAGGTTCGCTATGTGTGCAACTCTTAGAGTAACCAATCTAAGCAAGCAAAGAGAAAATGTTTCATCTGGAAATAAGGTGTACAGAGCTTGACAGTCTGATACTAACTGAACAATAAGTATCATTTAAAGTAAGAGAAAACGAGATATTCAAGTAAGATATTCAATATGTCTTATATACCTAATACTAGGTAGCTCTTAGCATAGCTTATAATAACTTTTTCAAATGAGATATCTAATATATCTTATATCTAGTTATTATATTAATGCGCTTACTTTATTTTATTTGATTACTAACTAAAAATTATATAGGGATGTCACGTATTCCAGCTACTACATGTAAAATCCGTGCTAATAAGGTATTGTAGTAGTATTCTCTATCAATAAATACAACCTCATCGTGGTGATAGAGTCTAGTAACATGTTAAAAAACAAACCTTCCTAGTTTGCATGTGAAGCTAATGTATTTAAATTATTTAAGAGTATTAATCAATAATCAAAGTATATATGAAGAAAAAAAACAATTTAAGACATCGTATAGTAATTAACATGCCTTATCCTCTATTAGAAACATTAATTAGGAATAGAGCATTATCCCTTTATATTTCTAATCTAATATCTGATAGAAAAATTAACACACGCTACGAAAACAACATAACTGAGTTCTTTAGTATTAAACCAATAAGTAGAATACTAATATGTTCATTTTCTTGGAATAATACTAAAGAAGGTTACGTATTTTGGGCCGATATCTATAATGAAATCTGTGATAAATGTGGTTCGCAATAATAACTATTGCAGCTACCATTGTAGTAGTGATAGCTGTAGTGTATGAATGTATTATGTTATGGAAAGAAATAAATAAATAATATGGTAGTACGCATAAAAAGTCACTTTGATATTCTTAACAGAATAAGTAAATTATTAATAGTATCTATAACTATTATAATTATTTGTTATATGTTTAAAGAATATGTTCCTAAAGATCCATATAACTTTGTGGATTTGCAAATGCGGTATAAACATTATATAGTCTCAGATAAATTTCAAGAAAGTGAAACTGACTATGTATTTCGTTTAGTAAATCCAGTTACTGATCAAGAATATAAAGTATACGTTACAGATTACTTATATATGAATGTATACTTTGTTGGTGATACAATTAAATAATCCTTAAAACTTTTTTGTTATGCAAAGAGAAGATATCAAATCGTACAAAGATGCATGTAAATGTATTAGTCGCAGGCCAAGACAGTATAAAGACATTCATATAAACACGTATGAACAGCTTACTACTATTATCGCAGCTCTGAACTTCATTGCTAACGGCAATAAACCATGGTATCATGAGGTATACAAAGGTATCAAACACTGGTATGTATGGTACTGCAGTTGCACTGGTCTTGGTACGTATTCCGGTTTGCTCGGTTTGGGTTCTTACGGTGCTCTTGGCATTGCTTATGCCTCTGTCGGTGTTCAATTACGGCTAAAAGAACGTGATGACGCAGAATATCTGAGAACTAACTTTACTGACCTATTATATGACTGGTTCAGAAAGTAATTATATTATTAACTATTAAAACATTATCAAAATGAAAAAGAAAAGTTTTATTGTACATGACAAAGAGACAGGAGAAGAAATTCTCATTGCTAGTGACGGATTCTGTTACGCAGAAGTATGTGACGGAAATACTGAAATAGGTGCTTCAGATAGAATATTTGTAGTAACCGAAAGTATCCAAGTTGTTCAATCATTGTACGAAGAAACGGAGGGTTAAATGGAAGATAATCAATATCCAGTATTAAGAAAATCATCAAAGGGATTTTGGTGGTTATTAGTAGCTATTGCAGCTGTAATCGCTACTGGAGTAATAGTGTTTATGTGTCATGAACCTATTGCTAAAATTGTTACGTCAGAAGACGAATCAGTTTGCATTGATACTGTGAAAGCAGTAGAACCTGTATTAACTATACAGGAAGTTCTCAAATTTAGAGAAGACGTAAAAGAGGGAATGCGCATTGATAGTATATTTTTAGCAATGCCAGATGCAATCTTAATTGATATTTTGATGACTCATGGTACATCATTGTCTAATAGAGACATAGTTACCATATATGAATCAAACAAATCTCATTTTAAAGATATACTTAAAGGCGCAGTTATTCAACGTGATATAATTACCCCAACAGATTCTGTGAAGAATCCTCGTGATTCTCTAAAGCGTTAGAGAAAGTATATGCATAGTAGTATTTAACAAAGATTTATTAAGATTAATGGTTAAATGTGAATTTATAGCTAACTGGTTCGTGAGAATAGGTTAGTCTTCAGAAGATGACAAGCCTGTGGGGCGTAAGTAAGTGCATATCTATACTGTACTAAATACGATAAGATAAGTATAGAAATACTCGTATTTGTGCTTACGATCGTGCGGACGTAAAAATCAGGTGAGTTCTAAGATTTAGTTTGACAGCTATTTCTGTATGTACTCTGGAGTAATCCTAAAACATATGAGAGTCATAGAATAAAACTCTAACAAGTAATGTTAAAATTTGATTTTCTTTATTAACACAAAGCGTTAAGTGCATTTGAAATCATTTTAGTATTAGTCTCAAAGTTATGGTATTATAACTTGAATCATTCATTAACAGATGTGTTTCTTACTCTAGAATACCCTAGAGTAACGTCATCAATTTTATTAACTAACAATTTAAAGCCTATGTAAAATGAATAAAAACAAGAGGTATGTCACTTCTGTAACACAGCATAGTGACCAATTTCTGGCAATCCTATTAGGATTAAAAAGCATACTAGGAATGCCTATAAGCATAGCTAAACCTATAGCTAGAAGCAAACCAGGTGTAACAGTGGAGTTAAATCCACACTTTGAAATTAACTCAGAATTATCTACTGATGAAATTAAAAATCAGTTAGATGAATATGAGATAGAAATAACAATAATTAATCAATAATTATGAAAGCAGTATTAATTTTAATCAATGGTAATTACCGAAGTAATAAACATGAAGAAGATTTGATTAAAGATATCATATCTACTGTGTGTACTAATACAGATGCTGAAGGAGCAAATGCTCTTAATGTAAAGACATACGATGAAACTGATTTACTTAAGTTAATGATGCCTAATATAGATGATAACACATTTAAAGGCGTAGATACATTTAAAAACAAATTAATATCCTTCTGTAACAAGATACATGAAATGGTTGGAGATCCAATATTGTTTCATACTGATGAAGCCTTTAAACTTGAGTTTATCAAGTATTTTGTAAATGACAGTACATTTAGAACTGATCATAAAGAAGTCATAACTTACTTAGTAAAAGGAGTAGGAGTAAAAACTAACAAATCAGTTGTAATAAATGTTCTAAAAGATTTTCATCTAGAGAATATAGGTAAGTACATAAAAGAAATCAACGACGTAGTAGAACTTGTTTAATATGGGAAAAGATAAGGAGAAAGAAGTAAAAACTAAGACGGAATACAAAAAACGTCCTAAGCATAAGAAAATGGAACCTTATAATCGTAAAAAGGCATGATTAAATTAAGTAAAGAAAAACCTTATGAAGACGCATGTAAAATACTAGGTCTTCATCCTGTAGCTAATTATAAAAGCTACAAATTAACAGATGAAACTAGGAATTTCATCAAGTTAGAAACCATTGCAAAAGCTTTAAATGAAGGCTGGAAACCTACAACAATGAATCCAAAAGAGGTAAGATATTATATATGGGGTTGGAACTATACAGATAATAGAAAACCTTCCGGTTTGCTCTATTTGCTTTCTCGCTATGCTCTTGGCGATGCTTATGCCGGTGTCGGTACTTCTTTGGAATTTAAAGACAAAGATACAGCAAAAGAATTTGCAAGAATATGTAAGCCTATGATTGTCAAACATTTATTTGATCAAGATGATCATGAAAACTTCAAATTCGATTTCTAACGAATGTCCTACACAAGATAATATTATCAACTGTAGTGAATGTGATCTTGAGTGTAAACTCAGAATGGCAACGAATAACAAGCAAGAGGTTCCGCCAGAGCCTCTGCCCGCTGTTATATATTACTAATTAAATTGTTAGTATGGTGGATTCCAATCAACCCAAAAGAACTGTAAATATACCAGAACCCTAATGGAAGTTCATAAGAACTAGAGTACAATGGCTATACAACGGCAATCCTATACAGGATAGAAGAAGGATAGGGGTTATCTACAAAATAAGGTATACAAATATGTAGAACAGTTCTTTTTTTAAATTTAAACTTAGTGTTAATTAATAATAGTATCAATCTTTAAACATTATCAAAAAAATGGCAAAAGAAGAAGTAAAAGTAGCAGATGTTCTGTCTACCGAAAACATCGAGGATGTTATCAAAAATGGTGCAGTAGTAACTGCTGAAATTGCAGAAGCAGCTGCAAAGAAAGTTGCAGAAGCAAAGAAAGAGCAGTTAACGAAAGAGTTAATTTCAATTGTAAACAAGGCTGATTATACGCACAAGCGTATGGTATTGTCTATGAAAAAGACAAAGAAAGAGGCAAATATTAAAGTAGAATACTTAAAGAAGTATACTGCTCTGGTAGAAGATCTCAAATCCGGCAATGCAACTCTATCTACTACTGAGTTCCAGAAACAGGCAACAGAAGCCAAAAACATTGCAGTAAAAGCATTGCGTGAAAACGACAAATGGTATGAGGAAACCTGTGATGCACTCGACAACCAGTATCCGGAAGCAAGATACAGTTGGCGTTATGACGATGCAATCGTCGGAAGATAATAGCCACACAAGGTCCAGGAAAGATACTTGAATAATAGAGATATTAATTCTATAGAGAATCCGAAGAAAATTGAAAGCAAATGGTGAGGCCATATTACATCGGCTACTATAATAAGCAGCTTCATCCTGAATTAACAGGAAACAAACAAATGTACGATAGTGAAAACTATTCAATACTGGAGTTGGACTAGAAAACGTGCCACTGATCAAGTGCCTAAGATCGTGAGGATGTATTATAATAATTGCGCAATATATAGTATTGAATCTATACTCAAAGAGTATATTATGCAAATAGCATTCTTATGATATCAAATCGGCAAACATTATAGCAAATGTTGAGTAGTAATACTTCTGTACTAGTCTATAAATGATCAGTTATCAAAACTTATAAGTAAAATAATTTAAAAGACCAAAGGCTATGTAGGTTTGGTCGCCTACATAGCCACAATTGACTGTTAGGTCTATGAATCAGTTGTAAGACGAGGGTTTGTGAAATTCGGACCCCTTATACAGAAATGTATATTGAATAATCGGATGAATTCAAGGAAAGCTAAAAATAAAGCTCAAAACTAGCTTTATTCATGCTAATCTTGAGCTAAGTATAGAGTACACTCTATAAAAGTGCAGAGACTACTGGAGGAATATAGTTTCCTTAATAACCAGCTAGAGCGTCCGACATCTTAAGCAGTAATGACAGATGATGAAATAGTCCCTTCAGAATAGAAATATTCTGCAATACATTTACACATAAACCTTGTTTCTTCATCAGACATAGTATTCTTCATATAATTAATGCATGTAGATACAAATTGAATATTACCAGGAATATAACCTTTAGTACTATCAATTCTATCAACTGATGCACTATATATTGGATTATTATGATTTTTCTTATATGTAGGAACTAATAAAGATATTCCAGAATAAGGGCATATACCTTTTTGTTTATTCCATTGTTCTTGTAAGTCTTCTAATGTAATAGTACACTCCTTATATCGTTTTCTACAGTTTCGTAGGCAATATGAAAATACTGCTTCTGGACGTTTTAAGCGTTTTATTTCATTTAGAGACCTTAAACGTTGTTTATTTTTTTCTGATCTAGAATATTCTAGCATTTTATTAGATGAATGAACACAATTATATTTACAAGAACAAGATCTAGAACAAAAACTATGACGTCCTAATTCTTTATTTCTTTTATACTCAGATAAAGGTTTAAGATATTCTTTACCGCATTGATCACATATAACAGTAATTAAACTTCTATGTAATTTATACTTTTGCATAGTATTAATTTTAGTTTAAACAGTTAAACGATTTATGTGGAGAAAGGTTAATAAAAATGTATAAATAAGACGACTCCCTCATACTCCACGCTCACCTAGAGCTTCAAAGCAATACTAAGGAAAAGAACTAGGGTATTTGATCGTGTTCTACCGTGCGCCAAGTTCTTAAATCTTAGAACGGTAGATTCGGGGTATTGTGGTTTTGATTGCAACAATGTGAAGTAGAATAGGTCAATAAGCAGATAACTGGCAATACAAGTTATGTAATGGATTATACACGCTTAGTAGCATGAAGTAATCTGAACGGCTAAGCTAATGTCGTAAAAAGCCCGGTTGTAACTAGCCGGTAGTTAAGTCTACTTTAAAAATTAGTGAGGTTAAGCATATCAGGCTAGATCAGACGTAAGAGCTGTAGAGGGTTCAAATCCCTCTAATGCTACAAATAAATTAAGTTTAATCAATAAATTAATTTGAAATGGGATTAATGAACTTTATTAGAGCTAATCTACCAGAATCTTGGGAGAAAGCTGCAACTGAACTGAAGATGAAGACAGAGTTAATAACTCGTCTACATGCAAATGTTCCCAGAATTTATAAGAATAAATATCATTATAAAGAGGGAATAAACTACATTCGTGGTGTATTTAGATCAACTTGTGCAATATACTATTTAGTAGATGCAACAGATATTGATTTAAATAAATGGAAGGTATTAGATGATAAAATCAAAGAATACATAGAAGCATGCAGATAAGATATTTTGCTTGGTTTGAATCCAAACATGAAAAAACAGAGTTTATCAAATTATTAAACTCTTGCCGCTCAGACATCGAGGCAATTGCCAAGATTATGAAATTATATCCTGAACTTAAACAATATGAAGTAGCAGGTGTAGTAGATAACTTTAGAAAAGAATTGAATAAACTATGAAACTAAATCATCCTGGAATTTACCGTATCATAGGAGAAGATTTTGAACTTCTCGCAAATGTTATTGGTGAAGCTCCAATGCTACGTATACCAAATGCGTTAGTAATGAATGACCTTATTCAAAAAGGATTATTTCATGTGGTTACTGAAGAATCTTATGAGATTCAAGCAGTATTAACAGAACCTGATAAATTCATATTCTTTGAATATGAATACTCAGAGGTTTGTGATCTACCCTCTCGTCGTAAATCAACTCGAGGAGTTAAAATGCCAGACATAACTGATGAACAATTTGAGGATTTCACACAAAGATATATTGAAGACGCTCGTACTCCTGGTAAAGGAATATGGGCAACCAAAATGTATATCGTAAGTAAAACAGAATGGTCTATACCACAAGCTCACGTTATTGTGTTACAGATTATCAATAAACTAAGGAAACATGGTCGCATATAGTTTAACTAATCGAGCATATACTCCTTGGGGAATACAGTACAAGAAGTTTAATTGGAGAGAAAGCTGGAGAATTTTTCTTAACCTCAGAGATAAAGAAGTTAAGAACAAAACTTTCAGAGATACTAAACCGATTAATCATATAATATATTGGTTCGATACTAATGTATTATGTAAAATAAACTGTGAAAAAAAATCTACTTTAGACGTGAGAATAAGAATAGTTTGTGGAATGATTAATAAGATATCACCTAATACCCTATCTCCTGATTTAAAAAGAGAATTCATGGAGTGTATATGGGATTCTTATAAACAATTCTATCGAAACTATATGAATTGGTACTGTTACTGGATTGCAGGTGTACCATTCTAGAATAAAGGTATAAGTTTTTGATCGAACTTATACCTACTAAAGCCCGTAATTATGACAGATTTAGAAAAACAACAGATTTTTGAACTGATCAAACAGGCGAAGGAAGGCAAACAATCTGCCTTTACAAGGCTTTATAATAGATTTGAAAGAACTATATACCTTACTATATATAATATAGTAAAGAATAGAGATGTGGCAGATGATTTGTTATCTGTTACATTTATTAAAGCCTTTAGTAAGCTAGATAGTTACGTTAACAATATTTCATTTGAAATGTGGTTAAAAACTATAGCTATAAATAGTAGTATTGATTATATCAGACGTATGAAAAAAGAAAAAGCGAACTATTGGATTGACGACGATGCCAACTCTTTGCAATTGAGTAACCAGGCCAGTTACTCTCCAGAAGACGATTATGTCTTTGCAGAGACAAGTGATGCTCTAGATAGTGCCTTGTCGCGACTTCGTTTTAAGTACAGAAATATAATTGAACTACGAACTGTTCAAGGTTTGTCTTACAAAGAAATCTCTGAACAATTGGGACTTTCTGAGTCTCAAGTAAAATCTCAGCTTAATAAAGCTAGAGATAAATTAAAACAATTGTTAAACAACAACTAAATTTACTAATTATGACAGCAGCATGGATTATTGTGTTACTTATAGTAGCATTTGTTTGTACTCGAATTTTTCGTAGTACAAAAATGTGGTGGATATTTATGTCTGCCATTATGGCTGGTCTATTAGTAGGTATGTTGAGTAAAGAAGCTGTAAAACAGTCTAAAAAGACAGGAGTAACAGCTTCTATTACTCAGCTAATTGATATTGTTGACAACGGAAATGATGCATGCACACAGTGCGTAGTAACAGTGACAGAAGGTTCTACTAGCCGTCCAGGAGCTGTGAGTTACATTGCATTATTTACTGAACCGTTTATGTCAGACATATTAGTTAGCAATCATATCACTAAGGGACGAGATTCACCTGACATAGAGGATGATAGTTGACCTCTCTAAAACACTATTAAATTAACTTATTTACTAACAATTTAAAACATTATCAAAATGTCAAAGAATAATAAAGGAGGAAATGCAGCAAAAGTTGCAACTGCAAAAGTAAGTCTAGCTGACAAAAAATTAGCTGATACTAAATCAGAGAATAGTAAAGCTGAGGATACTCAGCAAGTAGCTGATAATACTTCAGCAACCCAGGAGAAGAAATCTGCTCCAAAACCTGCAGCAAACTCTAAACAAGAAAAGAGTCAGGAAGTTTCTAAGAAAGAAACTAAGAAAGAGGAGAAGAAGGAAGAAAAGAAGCCTACCCAACAAACGGCTGATAAAGGAAAGAAAAGTCCAAAGATTCCTACAATAATTCCAGAAGTAGAAGAAAAAGTTGGTAAAATCCCTGCAATAGGAAATGGAATCCCTATTGGATCTAATCGCTCTTCTGCTGATGCGAAAGCAATGCTTGCGTATGTTGGTTATCAACGATTCATTAATAATGAAGAGTATAAGAACCAAAGTCCAGAATCATATGCAAATACAGCTCGATCTATCGACGCAGTATGGTTGCTTGGAATGATTGATATCAAGAATGAATTTGCAGAACGATCTGCTGCCGGTGAGTTTGTGTGTAAACTACCTGCTGAACAGATCTTCCGATTGCAGGATATTGCAGATTCTCTTGGCATTACTTTAGCTGAACCTAAAGCACTTCCGGGAAAAGAGAATGAAGGTCAATTAGCAATTGATTTCAATTCTCCAGATACTAAAATTCCTGAAGAGTTAAAGGAAAACAAAGCTGAGGCTCCTGCAAAACCTATCTCGCTTGATCCTAAGGACATCAATTCTCTTGAAGAATTAGCTGCTGTCCTAGATCACCTTATGCGTAAAGATCGCAATATTGCAACTAATATTGTTAACACAGTTGAATGGTATCGTGTATACTGTATTAACAAAGAAGATAATGCGGAAAAGAAGATTAAACTCGATAATCGTACTGTAGCAGAGTGGATTGAAGAGATCTTCCATATTATCAACAGTGTTCCACTAATGAATGGTCTTGGACGTACAGTATATTTATATACTGCTACACAGGGTTCTCCAGTCTCCGCTCATTCCTTACTGCATAAGCATATGGCACCATGTGGTTGGAGTGAAGAACAGATTGCAAGTACTTTAAAAGTACTGTTACAAGAAAACTTCCGTTATAAGCTTAAGAATGATGAAAATCTGAAGGCAACTGACGATAAAGCACTTCAAGCAGTAATTGGAAATGTTGGTAGAAAGTATATTGATGATTTATTCAATACTATTTCTGCCGGTGTAACATCTAAACCAGGAGATAAAGACTATAGTGAACAACAAGAAGCACTCAAACTTGCAAAGAAGCAGTTTGATCTCGTAAGTCAGAACTATTTTCCAGAAGGACAACATCCATCTAAAGATGAAGTTCGTATGAAGATAGGTCAGATTATTAATCTGTATCGTGATCCTATGGATCGTCTTGCAGAATACGAAGAAGGCATAATTACTCCTACTACAGGAGAGTTTCCTCCAAAAGAGGATAAGGTTGAAAAAAAAAGCTAAGCTGGATCCTTAAAGTTTGGAAACAAATTATTACCTTTAGAAAGTTATTCACTAAATCATCATCAAAATGAATAGTAGAATCGTATCAGTAGTATTAATGTTCTTTGCGAGTATTTATATTGGCTGGAATTTAGTAAATACTACTGAAGTAGTACAGGCTCAGCCTGTTATTCCTTCATATTTAGAATTAATGTCTATGACACATTCTAAAACAGAAGAGAAAAAGTCCGCGGGTATAGATACAATTAATGTATCAGTAGATATTAGTACCCACGAAGTATCCGTAAATGGAACAACGGACGCAATTGTAAATGTAACAACTACAGGAGAAATAAAACCTATAGTTAAATACAGAACCAAAGTAAAAGAAGTAAATACAGGATTTCCAAAGGTAAGTAGTATAGCTAATTTACCAGAAAACACGAAACCGCTTTCTCCTTTTACTAAAAAATAATAGTGATGAATAAGAAAAATTGCATTATGTTAAACAGTATGGCGCGTCTATCACGTATCATACGTAACATTAAAGAAGCTAGACGAAATTTAGATTTCGTAATAGATCAATCAAACTACTTTATTGTACAAGGACAGAGTACTAACTTAATCCAAGTACAAGCTAAAGCTAGTTGCGAGAATATCTTATTCGTAGAGCAGTACTTACGTTCGTCTGTAAGTGAAATTTGTGTTCGCTTGGACGGTTTTGATCCAGGACAAATGGATCCAATTGATTATATCAGTAGTAATGATATAAAAAATGGCATAGTAGATATATGCAGAGGTAAGAAAATAGTTGCAAATATTAACTTATCTTCAGGAGAAATTTTCTGTATAAAACCGGAGCAACTTAGTGTAGGGAAAGATAAACCCTCAGCGGAAAAAAGTTAATGATAATAACCGCTATATAAATACTATAATTATATCATAGTTCGAGAGGAGTAAAACTGTAGCGTAAATCACTCCGGCAGTCACAGGAGGAAGTTTTTTAAGTACTACTGCGTCAGGAAGTTTGTGTTCATTTACACATAGTCCAAAAAGATACAGAATCCGAGAATATGTTAGCTGCAATCACAGTGAGATACACAAAAGGTAGGATAATAACTTATACTGGTGAAAAAGGTATGAGAAAACAGGAGAGGGTGAATAACCTGTACTGTTAATATGAGAACCGTCTGGTGATATTAAAAGTGAAGAACCCGTAATAAGGAGCAACAAGAAGATACCCTAATTACAAACTAATTCAAACGGAACGAAATCCGTATATTCGTATGCATTAATCAAAATGTGATTCAAAAAGGAATATAAACACGATGCTGAAACAAGAACAAAGGGTTCTTGGATAATCCCTTGGAAAAGGATTATCAAACAACATTATGGCTGACTAACGCAACAAGCGGGCTCCAACCTCGCTTCATACAAAAGTGCAACTATGCGTCCTGATTGGAAAAATAGGCTAACTCTAGTGTTTTTATGATAATTGGTTCATAATATAAAGGGAGTAATTACTAATACTAATGTAAGGATAACCGTGTTATGGTACATACTTATACAAAGTAAAGATATGAAGGCTGGACATGCAATGATCCTAAGTAACTATGTAAAATTATAGTGAAAATAGACTGATTACCAGGGAGCAGGAGCCAATCCTGTGCGCTACCGTAACTAGCGTGCCGCAAAAGAATTTACGTATAAGGGATGAGGCATATGAGATTGATGCCGTCTTTCAAGTCTAAAGTGACTCACGTGCTTATTCGTTCGTGTGAGTATAATTGAATGAGGAATGAATAGACAAAGATGTCTAAGCGGTTTGAGGGCGCAATAACCCTGATTCTAGTTGTCACATACCTTTAGCAAGTATGATTATGACATAAAATAATACTAAGGAGAGGCTTTGAAACTCCTTCTAAAAAACAGCAGAGCTTATGTCTTTCAAGATATGTAAAGACTAGTTAATTATGAGCATCGCTTCTATCCTAGAAGAAGAGAAGTATTAACTAAAAAAACAAATAAGTAGCAGAGTAGGTGATGAGAGCTGCTGTGGGATAGAATCTCACAACCAGAGACCGTTGTTCTAGATATGAAGAATATCTACTACTTAAACTGAAAAGCTAAGCTGAATAGGATCAGCTATTGGTAAAATGTATCCTAAATTAAATTAACAAGATCCTTAATAGTCGGCTGTCTATTAAGCTAATTGGGAAGTTCAATGGTAGTATAGCGTTCTTAAACTTCTGTTGTAAGGAAGTAAATTACAAGTACGAGCCACCCCGACTGCCAACCGTTATCGCTGACATTAGAAACTCCTAAAGTATATATTGCAAGTATATACGTAAAGAGAACGCTGATTCGTTAATAACCTGTCGTCTATCACCCTGTCTCGGTAGATTAAAGGACGAAGTACTTAACTTGATAGTAACAACAATCAAGCAACAAGGAAACGATGAGAGGTGGAAATCCTCGTGTTCGCGCAGTTATAAACAACAAATCCTATGCATGGTATGAGTGGGTCATGCTTTAAGCAATGAGCTCATGAGTTGGTAACGTTAGATAAATGACCGTAATTCTATGAATTTCGATAATACGGAAATACCAGGTAGACTTACTTAGTCGATGATCTGTGTCTTTTATATTGCAACTAATAGCGATATAAAATAACGGTGAGGGGTGCGTTAAGCATCGAAAAAATTGAATCTTAACCGTCGAAACGGGACGTTAAAACATATTGTCAGAAAATTTATCAGAGAATTTATCAAAAGATATTTTCAAATAAATTGATATTTATTATTTTAGTACTTAGTAGATTATGTGATTGAATTCACCATTACCAATTTGTAATGCTATAAAATAATCGAACAGTAGAGAGCATTAACTTATTATTAACTTAAAAACTAAAAATGATCCGTATTGGTATATCAAGTACGGACTCAAGAAGGGAACATTTTTTATGGAACAAAATAGTAAAATCCAAATGGTTACTCCTAACACGGAGTTAGCTTCTATTATGGCTCGATATCGGCAAGTTTGTAAAAAGTATGGAGAATACTTTAGTAGCCAGATCTATACGATTGTATCGCACAACCCGGATCTGAAGTGGAAAGAAGATGTTCAGAATGACAAGAACACTTTACGGAAGGATGTTCGGATTTTCATAGTCAAGCCTATTGATATTACAGGTATTGAACTTTGTGAAAAGGACTTTGACGGTCATCCAAAGGTAATTCTGAACCCGAAGTCTCAGGATCCATCACTGGTATTTGATCTTGCTGAACCGAATTTCCAGAAAGCAACCCGGGAAAGTGTAATGGCCTGTATTGCAACATTAACCAAGCCGAACGATCCAACAAATCCTACAAGACCTATTTTCTTTGGTCCTTCTGAACTTCCGCAGTTGAATACATGCTTAAAAATGCATAACTCATCTATTCTGAATTTCTATGAGGAACAAGCCCGTAAAAACATGCAACTTGCAGAAACTGTCCGGAACATTATGGACCAACAGGATCGTGCTCAAGTAGAGTACTTACGGCAGTGTGGGATCACTAACAAAGATCAGGTAGAAGTAAACGTAACTATCGAACAAGCCCAGGGATAAGTAAGTTATGAATAGCAGAATTTCTCCTATAAGAGTAGAGCTTCTGCGAATACTTATTTGCTCAGAGCCAACAATTCTCAGCAAAGTTCAGATTCGGAACGGAGCTGTAATTGAAACTCCTAAAAAGGTTCAAATTAAAGAGAATGGAACCGTCTATTTTTATTATGGACGTGGACCAATTTGGTGGCAAAGATGCTGTAATTCTTATGAATCGGTAAGTATTATAGATGCATCAATTCGTATAGCAGACGCAATTACCGGATCTAATGGATCCAGAAATGATGTTGCTTTTGACGGAATTACTAAAAGTATTCTTGATAAAGCTGTAAAAGAACGTGACTTTGACTGCGTAGTAGATATTTTGTTTGATAGCATGAGGAATTGTTCAGACGGGGAACTACATTCTAAATATATCAATCAGGAAAACGCAAAAAAATATGCAGAAGAACAACGTGAACAGTATAAGCACGAGTACAGTCTTGACGGTGATGTTGAGATTGGTGTAGGTGTAGATCTCGGTGGTGGACGGATATTACCGATCATCGGAAAGCTAAACAACAAAATTGTTAAAATCAGAAAAGGTTGAATTGGACCTAATGATTAAACATTTCTAAGTACTGAATTGGGTACTTTTTTATAAAAACTGCTGAATTGGGTAGTTTTTAATTCTCATGCATTAGCTTAGTTGATTAGAGCGCTATTTAATAGAGACGGCAGTTTGAGCCTGTCATGCATGACAAACTAGTAAACGATTTCGGTCAAGTATTAACTTAAAAAACAAATCACTTGAATATGAAATCAATTACATCTAAATATGCAAAAACTCGTCGTGACGAGTTAAGTAAAGAAATTACTAAGTACTGGAATATTATTAAAAATGAAAATGTTATATCTAAAGAAGCAACTCGCAATTTTGATTTGAAGGTGCTTTTAACAAAAATTGAAGAAATGGCAGAAGAACGCATTCTAATGAAACTATATCTGCAATGTATCAATATGGGATATAAAAAGTTTTCAGAGCTTCCTACTAGTAATAACTATTTTACTATTTTCTCACTAAGTGAGAAATCTGAACAACTATTTCATCTTACTAAGGTACGTACTATTGATCCTAAGATCAAACGAGCTAAGAGTAAGAAAGGATTGAATATTACAGAAGAACTTACTTCTGCATATATAACAAACTTAAAAAATAAATTACAATTAGAAATTAATAAACTTAATAAGGAACTTGAAGATTTCAATAATAATGCAGAATTAAATATTGAATCTGCTCCTATAGCCTTAGTTGCATAATGAAAGCTAAATATATTAGAAAAAGTTTATTTGAAACTAATAAGCATTTTGAGCGTCGTGTAAACGATGCTCTTAATGCTTGTACAGATATAGAACGTATTATATTAGATTATAATTATGTAACTATAAAGTACAAAGAGAATAGTAACGTTAAGTCTCCTAAGAAAATACAAGGATTTTACTTAACAAGTAATAAAGAATAAAAATTATCAAGATTATGGAAAAAGTTATTTATATAGATAAGCGTCAAGCAGAATATACAACAAAAATAGCAACAGAATCTCGTAATGAGAATAAAAATGCTAAGCTTTCTAAAAAAGAACGCATTAAACAAATACTTAAAGAAGCAGGATATGATCCTACTATCAAGTATACTAGTAAGGAAAAACGTAAATTTACACGTATTGTAAAGAACAAATTATTTGAAAAACCAAAATCTGTTACGTTAACTAAAGAACAGATAAAGGAGCGTATTAAAATTAAGCAAGGCTTACGAGAACAACTGCTTAAAGAGCGCAAACATATTTCTGAATTTGTTAATAAAAAAATTCAGAAAGGATATACTGCTACTGAATTATCAGTAAAAGAAAAAGCTGATATACGTACATTTCAGTATGTAGTACAGAAAAAGTCAGAAGATAATCCACAAAGAGATTATGATTTTTTGACAGACTATTTTAAAGCATCTTCTCGTGAAGACGCTAAAAATAAAGCTATGAAAATAGCTAAAAAATATGCAGACAATGATGATGTAACTGGTATTAGAATCCAGGATAGTAAAGATAATAATATTATATATTATACTAAGTCAAAATTGCTTGCAGCATAATTTCATGGATCCCTAGTAGCTCAGTGGTAGAGCATCCTGTAATTCGTATATATTGATGTAATATTCGTATTACTATATATTCGTATATGTTAGGGGAGGTCGTCGGTTCAAATCCGAAATAGGGAACAAACTAACATTATTATATTATGATTATACGAGATAAGATTGTTTATGTATATGATATTGAGGTATTCCCCAATGTTTTCCATTGTACTGTAAAAAATACAGAAACAGGTGAATTGCATAAATTTGAAATATCTTGCAGAAGAAATCAATTAGATGAATTAGTTAATTTCTTTCATACCGTTGATACAGATTATACTTTCGGAGATTTATATACCACGAAAATTCAGTTAAATACTGATAAATTATTTTGTGGTTATAATAATCTTCATTACGATAATCCTATTATAAATTACATAATAGATTATTATATTATAATGAAATACAAAGGATATAGAGATATATGTAGATCTATATTCAATTTAAGTAAAGTAATTACTACTTCAAGTGAAGATGATATTAGAGCTTGGAGTAAGTGGAAGTATATGATTTGTTTTGATTCATTTGATATTCTTACTATGCTTTACAGTAATAAGTTAAGGGTAGGTTTGAAAGAAATTCAAGTAACAATGCAGTACAAAAATGTACAAGAATTTGTTGCAGATTGGCAGGCAGATTTACCTGAAAATCAGATAGATTCAATGATTGAATATAATATTAATGATGTTAATTCTACTGAGGAATTACTTAATAGATGTAAAAAAGATGTAGATTTAAGGTTAGCTATCGAAGATGAATACGGAGTAAGAGTACTTAGTAAAGACGGAGTAAACATTGGAATGAAGATTTTAACACAGAAATATCTTGAAAAAACAGGTCAAACCTGGTATGATATTAAAGATTTAAGATCTCCAATGGATGTAATACCCTTGAATAAGGTGATACTACCGTTTATTAAGTATGATAGTCCTATACTTCAAAAAGTACTAGATGATATGAAAAATCAAATAGTATCTCCAGGAAGAAAAGGATATGAGAATAAATTCATATTTGAAGGATTAAGATATTCTGTAGGAGTTGGAGGAATTCATTCAGTAAATGATCCTGAAATAGTTATACCAAAAGAAGATGAAATGCTCATTGATATAGATGTTGCATCACTATATCCAAGTATGCTAATAGAATATGGGTTCTATCCTAAACATTTAGGACCTGAGTTCTTAGAAGTATATAAGCAAATTAAAGATGAGCGTATCGAAGCTAAACACAATGGCAATAAGGTTAAAAACGAAACCTTAAAGCTTGCTCTCAATGGATTATCAGGTAACTTACAGAATCCACATAATTTCTGTTATAGTCCTGAAGCTGTTATGAAAATCCGAATTAACGGTCAGCTTCTATTGTTAATGCTAGCTGAAAAACTAACCCAATTAGGATGCCGAATAATCCAAGCTAATACAGACGGTTTGTTTGTATTACTTAAAAAATCTGTATATGTTAGTGTAAACAAAGTATGTAGAGAATGGGAACAACTTACTAAACTTACTTTAGAAGAGGAACGTTTTAAGGCTATGTATCAATATGCTATAAATGACTACTTTGCTATTACTGAAGATGATAAAGTAAAAGAAAAGGGTATGTTTATTACTACTGTGAAATTAGGGAAAGGTTTAACTCCGAAGATCATACCGAAAGCAGTAATAAACTTTTTTAAGAACGGAGTACCAGTAGAAGAAACTATAAAAGGTTGCCAAGATATTAGAGATTTTCTAATGGCTGAAAAAACTGGTAAACAATGGCATGTTGAGTATAATAATAAAGAACAACAAAGGACTAATCGTTTCTATGCAAGTACTAATGGCGCTTATCTATGGAAATGGAAGGAAAAAGATACTAATTGTTTTGATATAAGTATTCCATGTCCTACAGAAAAACAGTATCAGAATATGCTTACTGCGTCTGGTGTTACTTTATTAAATTACTTAGATGATAAACCAATTGAAGAGAGAAAGATTAATTATAGGTACTATATTATGGAAGCCTATAAAATAATCCGTGAATTAAAACCGTTACAAATGAGTCTATGGGATTAACAAAGACTTATCAAATATATTTCAGAAAAAACATAGCTCATATAAAAAATATGAGAATATGATTTTAGAAATAGACACCTCAATCCTTGAACGGATTGAAAATTTATCTATTAATCAGTTAGTATTCCTAACCCTTGTATTGAATGATAATCAAACCATCAATCAAGACATTCAGAGACTTCTCAGCCTAGTTAATGAAGAAGAAATACAAG